GCCGCCGTCTACGCCGTCTACGCCGTCTACGCCGCCGACGCCGCCTACGCCGCCGACGCCGCCTACGCCGCCTACGCCGCCGCCAACGCCGCCGACGCCGCCGCCGACGCCGCCGCAGGTAAGAAAATCGATTTTCAGGCGATCTGGGAAAAGGCGAAGGACATATCATGATCAACAGCCAAACATCATACGACGCCTGCTGTATCGCCGAAGGCTTCTGCGGCGGCGAGGATGCAACGGACGAGGAACGCATCGAAGCGTTTCAATTCCTGATCGACTGCGGCGACGTGTGGAAGCTGCAAGGCTGGTATGGCCGCACGGCGAAGATGTTGATAGACGCAGGATACGGCCACTACAAGGATGGAGAATGACATGAGATATGAAACCCAAAGGACACCGAAAGGAAACGTCGGCGCCTCATACGTATCGCAAGAACTTGCTGACGCGCAAGCTGACGCGATGGACGCAAACGGCTGCTCGCGCTGCTCGTACTGCTCGGACTGCTCGGACTGCTCGGACTGCTCGGACTGCTCGCGCTGCTCGGACTGCTCGGACTGCTCGTACTGCTCGGGCTGCTCGGGCTGCTCGTACTGCTCGCGCTGCTCGGACTGCTCGTACTGCTCGCGCTGCTCGGACTGCTCGCGCTGCTCGCGCTGCTCGCGCTGCTCGGACTGCTCGCGCTGCTCGGACTGCTCGGACTGCTCGTACTGCTCGGACTGCTCGGACTGCTCGCGCTGCTCGCGCTGCTCGCGCTGCCCGGACTGCTCGCGCTGCTCGCGCTGCCCGGACTGCTCGCGCTGCTCGTACTGCTCGGACTGCTCGGACTGCTCGGACTGCTCGGACTGCTCGGACTGCTCGCGCTGCTCGGACTGCTCGGACTGCTCGGGGGTTTTGAAGTGGGCCGGGAAGCCGGCAAAGAATCTGCTGGCGATTAATGGTTTGCGCTGGCCTGTCGCAGTGTCTGACGAGCAAATCCAAATCGGATGTCAGTGCCACACAATCGGCCAGTGGGAAGCTTTCACCGACGAGCGGATCGCGCGGATGGACGCGAACGCGCTGGAGTTCTGGCGCGAGAATAAGGCGCTCATCATGAGCATCGCCAAGAGGGCGCAATCATGACACGCAAGACTGAGCAACTGAACGACGAAGGCGCATTCTTCGCAGTTGTCGCCTTCGGCGCGCTGTACCTGACGCTGCTGTTCGTGCTGATAGCCGTCGTATTCATGAGTTAGGAGGACATGACAATGCTATGCGCAGACTCGGCGGGTTATAACCGCGTTCTGTATCGGCCCGAGTTGAAGAAGGTAGCGCGCGCAGTGGCCCGCAAGCTGGCGCGGCTGATAGACAAGACTGGCGCCGATGCCGTGGTTGTGACGGGTAAGAGCGGCATCGCCATGGGCTTCGCTGCGGCCATGTTCGCGGATATACCGCTGGTCACTCTGCGTAAGCAAGGCGACAGCACGCACGGTTTAAGGATCGAGGGGCCGCATATCCTTGTCACCCGTTACATCATCCTTGACGACTTCATCGACAGCGGCGCGACCGTCGAACGGATCGACAACGAGATAGCGGAGTACGCAGAGTGTGTGAATAGAGGCACGCCCCCTATCTGCGTCGGTATCATTGAATATTTGCATTCTGCCTACGGCTACAAAGATTGGGACCTTCCCCGCAGTGGCAAGGTCACAGTCTATAACCTGAAACGACAGGCGGATTGGAATGACGTTCCGACCATCAACCGGAGACAATCATGAGACTCGATATGACTATGCCCGACCATTGGGCGCTGATTAGCGCAGAGGTCGCGGGGAATTCGCAGTATGCGAATCAGAAGGCGACGGAGTACCTGCGCAGCGCGCTCGAACGGGATGGCTACGCTGCGCAGCCGGTGCTGGATTGCTTCGAAGGAACGCTGGAACATTCCTACTTCGTCAGCAACATGTCCGCATTCTCTGCGCTAGAATACGGCGTGCGGTTCGCGCAGAAGGTTGTCCTGACGCACGCCGGCATGCTGCACGTTCGTGTAGGTATCGACGAGACGAAGGCGATCAAGAGCATCAGCTTGACCCCGTTCAAGCCGGATGGCGATTGGACGCTGCTGCAAAACTGCGGGCTGTATCTGAAGGTTGAATTCGAGTAGGAGCTGTCATGACATTCAAATATCAAATCGGGCAGCGGGTAAAGATGGCCGCTACGCTAGACGACTGGCGTAGGTTGCATGACAAGTTCGGGCGCGCGGACAACAACGGTGTTGGCTTTGTCCTGCGTCGTAGGGAATCCCGCTTGGGGAACTGGTATAAACTGGACTGCTACCCTGCATGGGTCAGCGAACACATCGTCGGGGCCGTTGAACCCGTGCCAGAAGCCCTAAGCACTTGGGACGAATTCCGGCGCGTCATGCACGAAGCCGGCGAAGAGTTGGACCCATCCAAAGAACCCGTCTATATCAACCGGAGATAGAAATGGGCGCGAAGGTATATTCGGGCGGGCACAATCAGTCGCTCGTCTATTTCGATAATGGCACGGTTATGCTGGTAAGCTATGAGACGCCAGTAGCTGCAACCATACCGAACAAGGGCGCCTTCAGGACTGAAAAGAATTTCAGCCTGATGACGGAGCGGCATATCAAGGAATGGCTGGGCGGGCAGAAGTTCCAGTTCAGGCCTCAGTCGTTCCTTCTCAATCTGCATAATCTGTAGGAGGCATCATGAAAAGCTCGGAAGCATTACGGTTGTCTCGGCGCCTGATCGAGTCGGGGAAGCGGCGCTACCTGTGCATCGCGCTAGGTGTCGTGGGAGGGCACGGTACGTTAGTAGCCGCACGGATCAACAAGGTATGCAAGGGCGAGTCTGTGATAGTTTGGCTGCACCGCCATCATTTCGATGTCTGGCGGCTGGAATTCGCCACAGACGCGATGGCGAAGAAGTACCGGCTGGCATGGATCGACTGGATGATCCCGCAGTATGAAGCGATAGGAGATTAATCATGGCAAGAGTCTATCTAAGGTTGGGCGACGACGATATCAGCTACGCCCTGCAACACCCCAGCGTCAAGCAAGCAACGGCTGCATATGAGCGCGTCGCCGTGCCGCTCGCCAAGTACGGGCGCCAGCGCATCGGCGCATCGTTGTACTTCCCGAAGCCCGGCGACATCATCGACGAGAAGTACCCCGACATCGTGCTGTCGCTGGACGAGAATCTGAACGTCATTTCCGTGGGGGCCTGATCATGTTTGCCAAAAGCATACAGACAAGACACATCGAAGAACTGCGCACGGCGATCAACGAGATCGAAGGCCCGCATGAGCACGGCGAGGGTATGAATGAGTGCGCCGTCTGTGATGAACCAATCATTCGCGCCGCTGTGCGCGTGCTGAAGCGGTTGCGGGACGAGCGACGCATTCTGTTGGATGCCGTTGCTCATATCGGCATGCAGTCCGAAGACCGGCTTATGTCTGAGTTCGCAATCCAGCAACTTGAGAGGGTGTTGCCATGAAAGACAAGAAGGACGGCCAACAATACTACACCTTTACCCGTACCAAATTCGGTACGCGGGTCCGGGATCGTGGCGGCTTGACGCTAGAAGCCGCGCAGAAGCGATGCGCCGACTTCAATCACTCGCGCACGGTAGCGGACATCGTGCGCGATACCATCATGGATTTTTCGAGGGAGTAGGCCATGGACGGCAAACCATCCCTAGCTGAACGTCGGTCGCAGGACATCATCGAATACTTCCGAGGGCGCGCGGAGGAAGAATACTACCTCCATAGCCTCTTGATGCTGGATATGATCCTAGCGGCCGGCGAAGGGCAGCGCATGGGAGCCGCTGCGGAGATAGCACGGAGGGCCATGTATAAGCGCTGTCACGCCCTATTCAACCCGGCCACCATCGAGCGCCGCATCATTGAGCTTGAAGTGGCCCGCAAAGACAACCTGCGGCGCATCCGCAAGGCGCTGCTACCGGCGTAGGAGGAATCATGACCCTCAAGCGAAAGCGCAAGCTATGGCGCAAGCTATGGCGCCGGATGTGGCGTAAGCTCCGTACCCAATTTGGGTAGGATCGTACCCAAAAATGAAGCCCCCTTTCGGGGGCTTTTCGTTGGTGGAGTTGCCCTATACTAATTTCAGGGCTACGGCTGGGTGACTCGGATTTGATTCAGGTTGAAGGTATCGGCATCCGAGTGAATGGTCAAGACGTGTGAGCCGGTTGTCAGGTTGAGGCCGTGCTTGCCGACCCACGAGAACCGGCACCAGTTGCCTGTATCGGGCACGCTGATCGCGCCGGTTGCATCGACACCATCAACGTCGATGTGGAACGTCGGCGTGTTGCTCTTGTTGGACGCCTTGACCTCGATGCTGTACGACGCGGCGGTGGATATGATGATGGAGTAGTTCATCCATTCGCCCGAGCGGAAGTTATTGACGACGTACTTGCCCCCCGCTTGGTCACACGACTTGATGATATCCACCCCCTCGCTCGTGCGGTAGGCGCCGCCTGTGTTCGTTGCCGTGGTGTCGTGGTACCCTACCCCCTCCCCGCCGTTGTTGAAGCTCTCGGCCTCGATTACGGCCGGCACAGGCACAGCGTAGCCGGTGAAGGTGGCAGAAACAACAGGGCGACGCGGCGTGCCCACGGTTGCGGCGGGCGGTAGCGGTGGCGTCGTGGGATCGGTCGCGGTAACCCAAGTCGAGCCGTTCCAAGACCGCCATACGCCCGTACTCGTCTTGTGATAGACCACGTTCGTCTTCCAGTAGAGTTGGACGACGTTCGCGGAATACCCCGCCTGCACTCCGTTCTTATAGACCACCCCGGCAACGAGCGTCCAGACGTTCGAGCCACCATCCACGATGTTCGCGCTGGGAGGGACGGCGGTATCGTCGGCTGATGTGGAAGGGGCCACCGGGATCGGGCTGGTCGTCAGCACCCATGCCGTGCCGTTCCAATACTTCCACGCACTGTCGCTGTCCTCGAAATAGACGGTCGAATTGTGGTAGTAGAGTTGCGTCAGGTTGGGCGTGCTGCCGGCTGGGGCGCCGTTCTTGTAGGCCGCGCCCCCGACCACCATCCAGATATTCCCGAACGTGTCGATTATCTCAGTGGCGGACGGGATGCTCGTGCCATCGGCGGAAGCGGACAACGGGATCGGGCTGGTGGAAGTCGTCCATGCCGTGCCATTCCAGACGTACCACCCGCCTATGTTGTTCTCATAGTAGAGCGTTGAGGCATCCCAATAGACGACGGTAGCGTTCGCACTGTACCCGGCAGCGATCCCGTTCTTGTAGATCGCGCCTGACGATACCGTCCAGACGTTGCCGGCCGTGTCGATGATGGAAGCGGACGGCGGGATCGTCGTGCCGGCAGGCGACGGGGTATAGGCGGGCGGGGGCGGCGGATCGTTCGGGATCGGGTTGGTGGCCGTGACCCAAGCGGTACCGCTCCAATACCACCAAGAGGCGCTGCTGTTGGTGTAGTAGATGAAACCGTTATGCCACAGGATTTCCGCCACGTCGGACGAGTAGGCGGCGGGTAGGCCGTTCTTATAGACCGCGTAGTATTGGCGCGTCCAGACATCCCGGTTGTTATCCACGATCTGCGTCAGCGGCGGTATCTTGGCGTCATTGGCCGAGACCTCGGGCGGCGCGACGGGCGGTACCGGGTTGGTAGCATCGACCCAATCGGTGCCCGACCACGACCACCACAAGTTCTGATCGTTCTCTTGGTAGATCGTGCTGCTGGTGTAATAGACGGCGATCACGCCGGCCGTGTAGCCAGCGGCTACCCCGTTCTTATAGACCGCACCAGCCGATAGCGTCCAAATGTCATGGTTCGCATCGACAAGATAGGTGTTCGGCGGGATCGCGGACTGGTTGGGGGAGGTCGTCGGCGGAATCGGGCTGGTAGCCGTGACCCAATCGGTACCGGACCATGACCACCACTCAGCCGAAGCGTTCTCTTGATAGATGACGCCGTCGTGCCAATAGAGCAAGATGACGTTGGCCGTGACGCCCGCTGTCGAGCCGTTCATATAGACCTGACCGGCCACCACCGTCCAAGTGTTGCCACTCGAATCCACGATGGATGTGACGGGGGGCAACGCCGTGTCGTTGGGCGATGCAGCCGGGGGTGGGGGTGGCGGGGGCAATGGGCTAGTGGCGTCGATCCAATCGGCCCCGTTCCACGACCACCATGCAGCAGCGGCGTTCTCTTGGTAGATCGTGCCCAAGTGCCAGTAGATCAGCACGACACCGGACGTGAAGCCAGCGGCCACGCTGTTCTTATAGACCACCCCAGCCGAGAGCGTCCAAATATCCCCGTTGGTATCGACGATCTGCGTGTCGGGCGGCGAGGCGGTGGGATCAGGCGAGGTCGTCGGCGGGGGAGCGGGGATCGGATCGGTAGTGGATGTCCATGTTGCGCCGCTCCAATACCACCACGAGTTCGAGCTATTCTCGTAATATACCGTGTGGTTGTGGTAGTAGAGCAGTGAGACGTTGGACGTAGCGCCTGCGGCGATGTTGTCCTTATACACGACACCGGCACTGACGGCCCACACGGCGAGGTTGGCATCGACGATGCTCGTGCTGGGGGGCACGGCGGTACCCTCCGTCGATTCGATCAGTGGTGTAGGCAGCGGGCTAGTCGTCGGCGCCCATGTCGATGTGCTGGTGTTCCAATACCACCATGAACTCGAACTGTTCTCACGGAAGACGAGGCTGTTGTGCCAATAGAGCAGGATCGTAGCCGACGTGGTGCCGGCAGCAGCGCCGTTCTTATAGACGACACCAGCAGATACCGTCCAAATGTCGTGGTTGGTATCGACGATCTCCGTGGCATTCGGAATGCTGGTGCCTTCGGCGGACGTGGTGGGCGGCGGCGGGTTCGGATCGGAAGCGGATACCCAAGCGGTACCGGACCACGAGAACCACGCATTGGAACTGTTCTTGTAATAGACCACTGAACTGTGGTAGTAGAGCAAGGCGACGTTTGATGTCGTCCCGGCCAATACCGAGTCCTTATAGACTTGCCCAGCCGTGACAGTCCAAGTGGCTAGGTTCGCGTCGATGATCTGTGTGGCGGGAGGAACAGCCGTGCCTTCCGGCGACACTTCGAGCGGAGGCGGGGGTGGAGGGTCGGGTTGAGTAAGGTACGCATTGACCCCAAATTGCATATATGCGGAGCCAGTTTCAGCGGCACCCATGTCGGGGGCTGTGCCGAGGTACCCATCGTTGAAGTTGGGGATCACGACACCGACATTGTAACCGGGGCTGGTCGTAGCAAGCTGGTACTGTCCGCCCGCCTCACTGACCCATCCGTTGCTGGCGGCGTAGATCGGCGTGCCCGCGACCCCGTGCGTCTCCTGCCCGGTGACGGTCTGGTTGCCGCTGTAGAGGTCGTAGTCGAAGTCGCAAGTCGCGGCGTCGGTGCCGTAGAACACTGAGTTGCTGGTGCCCCGGTAGCCGTGCCAGATATTGTTTCGGGATACCGTGTTCTCGATCAGACCACTGGACACACGGGCGATACCCTGCGCCGTACCAAGCGGGTATGTGTGCGCCGGGTTGGTGGGGTAGGCGTAGTCGGTGGCCGTCGCTTGCAGGGTGGTGTTATGGAAAATGTAGCGGCGCCCGTTGCCGGCCGAACCATAGATGCCAGCCTTGGCATACTCCTGCCGCTCGCTTGAGTCAGGGGCAAGGGCCTCTTGGTAGAAGTTCCGGTTATAGACATTGCGGAAGATATAGACGGGGCCGACGTTCGTTCCCGACACGGACACGCCCGTGCCCGAGTTGTTGCAGTAGTTGCCATAGATGCGGACGTTCTTGTTGCCGCCGTCCGCTTCGATGCAGTCGTCCATCGCGCCTTCTATCCAATTGCCATAGACATCGGAGTCAAAGTTCGGCCACCCGGCCGTGGCGTTGTTGTACGCGCCGCCCAGCGGGTCGTTGTACCAGTGGCCGTAGGCTGCGCTCGCGCTCGATGAAGTGGTCGGGATGATCTTGTTGTAGCGATAGACGTTGTTGCCCCCGCAAGTGTAGAGGGTTACAGCCTGCGGCCCGTTGGGGTGGCCGTCCGTCCATGAGTTCGATCCATAGCGGGGGTCGTGGAATAGATTGCGCTGGACAACGATCTTGTTCGACGCGGTGGTGCTGGTGCAACGCATATACACGCCGGAATCCATTTCCCATCCGACTGTGTATCCGACTGATCGGCCGTAGCCAACCGACGCCGTGGGTACGTAGGGGTCGTTATACACCGGATCGCTGGCGGGGCGCCCCCATCCGCTGATGTCGTTGCCTTCGATGATGACATCATGTACGCCATCTTGCAGGTTGATGGCGTGGATCGTGGCACCCTTGAGCGTCAGGCCCCGGATGATGACGTAGGACGCGGACACGTTGATGTCATACTGCGCCGCGTTATTGACGTTGATGGTTGCCGGCCCTTGGTAGAGTGCGTACCCGGTACCTGCGGAGCCACCGGACGTGATATTCAGGGTGGTCGTCCGGTCAGTAATGGTGGTCGTGCTGGCGATGGTTGGCGTATCCGTCCATGTGCTGACGGTGATGGCGGCAGGCCAAGAGCCGGCTGTAACCCCCATACGAAAGTCATACGACGTTCCCGAGGTAAGTTGCACTACACTGCCCCGGCACTCGCTGTTGCGCGAGTCGTACCACATCGGCAGCGCGTCCTTCCAGATCGTGTCGCTGGTCTTCTTGTACTGCACGGGGCATCCGGCAGCGCCGGGGTTCGATCCCGGCGTGTAATACAGGCCGACGTTCTCGTAGGTGGCGACGGCGCTACAGGTTTGCCCGCTGGTGCAGGCTGCTGACGCGATGGTGGAGACGAGGAAACAGACTAGACCTATCAGCCAGTTTTTCATGGGGGGCACCTAGATGGGGTAATAGCACGGGAAGCATACAGCTATCGCCTTAAAAGCGAAAGCCCCCTTGCGGGGGCTGGTTGGGCTAGGAGAACGTCTTCTCGGCGTCGATCTCCCGTTGCAGCATCGCCAGCGCGCGCCATGCGACCTTGGCACTATGGCGTATGCCGTCCTTGTCCGTCCGGCCACGCTCAACGAAGTGCCGCATCAGGGCGTCGGCCTCGTCGGTGCTCTTGTCCTTGGCCCAATGTAACGGCTGGCCGGGGTTGTGTTGATCGTTGCCAACCTTCGAGCATTCGGCCACAGCAGCGAGCGCATCGGGGAAGTAGTCGATGCAGCCGGTGGCGATGGGGATCGCCTTGCGGGCGGCTGCGTCAGTGGGTAATGACATTCGCTTTCTCCTGTAGGTAGTGAATCGTTTCGTTCGCCTGTACGAGTTGCTTCTCCAAGTTTGCTACCTCTTGGCAGAGTTCGCAGCACTCGGCGCTGATACTGGCGATGCTTCTCTTGCCGTCCATGATGGTTGCGAGATCGCGGAAGCATTGGTAGATGCGGTCGTTCAGAGGTAGGAGCATTAGGATACCTTCAGGGTAGTGGCGTGGATGTTGTCGAAGAAGAGTTTGCAGCCGGCGTACTCACGGCCCCCCTCGGCGTATAGCAGGGTGTCGTTAGTGACGCAGTATCGTGTGAGTTCTTCAGCATACCGGTAGCCCAAATCGATGCGAGTAGGGTCGCGTCCGAATCGAGTCGTGTAGTTGGTAATCTCTGCCATGATCGAGTCATGTATGTCCATGTCATTCCTCATCCTTATTGGTGAGCATAATCATCCCGCTTGCGTTCGTGATCTTGTTGCGGTGAATGAGCCCGTCGATAGCGTCATCGACGGCTTGTTTGCGATGGCTGTCCTTCTTGTGCGGCATCTTCTTCTCGGCGGCATCCATCAATTCAGGGAGGGAAACACTAGGCGTGCCGACACCTATCATGTTTTTCAACACTTGCCAAACAACGACCTCGTTCTTACCGAGAGGCTGGCTGTTGCGCCTGACTTCCTTGAGCGTCACGTTAGTGTGTTCGACGACGCAGGAAGTTAGATCGTCGCCATCCTCGTCCTGCCCCAGCGAGACGGGCAGCAACCGGAAGCCGAAGTCGATATGGTCTTGTCCGTTTTTCATCTTCGATATGGACACGACTCGCTCATCCTCTGAGCGGGCTACTTCAAACTCGGCGTCGCAATTGCCCAGCAAACCAGACCAACCACGAGCGCCCCGGCTTGAATCCTTGCCGCAGTGGTGGATCAGCATGACGGGGCAGTGGCACGCGCGGCTCATGCCGTTGCAATGCACCAGCAGTTTGCCCACGTCCTCGCTGCTGTTCTCGTTACCGCCCGCCATGACTTGGGCCATCGTATCCACGACGATCAGCGACACGTCCCCCAGCGCCTTGATCTGCCGTGCGACTTCCTTCACGGTTTCCTTGTCCAAGAAGTTCGGGGTCACGGGTATGACGATGATGTCCAGATCGGCGGGGTCGATGCCTTGTTGCCAGCAGTAGGCTTGGAAGCGGAGGCGTGTGCCCCCCACGTCTTCCGCGACGATGTAGGCGCAGCGTCCCTTGATGACCTTGCGGTTGCGCCAATCGATGCCTCGGGCGATGCACCCCATCATGTCCATGGCGACGAATGATTTGCCACTGCCCGGTGCGCCATACATGACGACCACATTCGCATCCGGGAGTACGCCCTTGATGAGCCAGCGCATCGGCGGCGCGACGATGAACTCCGCGATGGACTGCGGCGCGTACTTCGAGTCGGACTTCACAGCCGGGGCTGCGTCAGGAGGTTGTTTGTCGAGGTCGTCGAACTCGCCCGACACATCCGGGGACCAACCATTGTCGCTGGCTAGTCGGAGGATTTTACGGTCGGTAATCGGTTTGTCCCGAGAGTCGTCGATGTACGGCCACACCCGGTTGTCCAGAAACTCCGCATCGTATTTCGAGGATCGTTGCGAAAACTCATGAGCAAGCGCAAGGCCGTCGGGCGATCCACCCGTCGCGTAGTGGATTCCAAAAATGACATCACGCCACATGTCGTAGTCGAGTTCGTATTCATCCCGGTTAGGTATAGCATTTAGGGCTCCTTGCAGTGTTTTGAATTCGGTGGGGGTGTCGGTACGCTCGGCAACGGGAGGACGCGGCACGACGGTAACGGCATCGCTAGTCGGCCAATTGATCGTGGCGATGGCCTCGCGTTCGAGCGGCCGGAAGTGTTCATCCAGCGGCACACTCTTGCCCGCCAGCGGAAGAATGAACTGGTTCCCGTTGTGACCGGGGCCGACATGATCTTGCTTTGGGAAGATTTCGATCTCATGATGAAGGACACCGCCCGCGCCATTCTTATAGCCGATGGCTTCGAGCGATGCCGACATGAACTGACGTACGCTGTATGCATCTTGCGGTTGCTCCCACAGCAGGAACAGGTGCATGCCGTTGCCACCCGATGAGCGGAAGGGAACGACTTGTACGCCTTCGACAGACAGCGCCCCCCGCAACTGTTCGGCCACAGCGGCAAGGTCGTTCCACGATACCTCGCCCTTGTGACTGTCCAGATCGTAGAGGCCCAGCCGGGTCGTGCTTTCCCCTTCCTTGATCGGGCAGCAGCCACGAGGCAAGCCGCCGTCAAGGTGTGTTGCCAAGCGTGCCTTGGTCAGTGGCTCCGTCGTCCAGCGCGATCCGTCCGCCAACTTGATTGCTGTTATGTCGGTACGGACGCGCGAGAGGATCGGGCGCAGCGGCTCAATCAGCGGGTGGTCTGATGATGTGGTGGGCATTTAAGCTCCCGAGGTCGAGAGCTTAAAGGATCGGGTCGTACCCGTCGAGGTCGGATTCGGACACCTTGGATTTGGTGAAGTCGATGGGAGTCAGTGTTTTGACGATCTGGTCGAATGTGGCCGTGACGAGCAAGGATTCATTGTCCGCGCATACGATCTCGGCGCCCTTGCCCGCCGCGAGAGGATAAATGCGACGAACGTCCTCGAAATTGACAATGACAGGTGTGTTTGTACTGTTGGTCTTATGGACTAGAAAGAAGAGGGCCATATCACGCTCCACAGGATTGAGAATAGGGGCACTTCTTGCAAGTGTCCGACGTGTCTTGCCGACGCACGACGCCCCCGCTGGCTTTCTCGATGCGCGCGGCGAACTCGGCAGTGATCGCTAGCTTGCCGTTGGTCTTGTAACCATTGGCGGCAAGGCGCAACGAATTGACGGAAGACCCTGCCGCCTTGGCGAAGGTTTCGCGTTCGGCAGGCGACAGGGAATTCAAGTAAGTTAGCAGAGGATTTTTCATGGTACGTCCTTTAGGCGAGAGCGCAGCATACACCTAAAGTGTAGCCGGTGCAACAGGCTACTCTTGGTTGAGGTTCCAGAGGAACATCGCATAATTGGCGATGTCGATGTCTTTGGTTGTCGGCTTGGGGCCATCGACACGACGCTGAATCATGTGGCGTAGCCCTTCCGTGTTGGCCTCATCGTCCCAGCCGCGATACCCATGAATGGCTTTCATGCACAATTTGGCCTTCATCTCCTTGGCGAACGCATCGACGCATTCGCATAGGACGCGGCACTCTGCGATCTCGCGCTGCGAGCCTTCGAGATTTCGGGGTACAGAGAATTTCATTTCATGCTCCTCACGTTGTCGATGTACGTTCCGTCGTTGCAGCGGGCATCGACATAGAGATTGCCGGCACCCACCCAGCGCACGCCGGCATGCTCGTCGCACGCCATAATCGCCTGCGCTATCTCGTAGCTCTGAACTTTGTAAGCACAGCCCGTAAGACTCAGGGCCAGAAGTAGCAATGCTATTTTCATGGCTTCACCTTTTGAGAGAGGTAGTCGATGTAGTCAAGCGCACCGAGCCACCGTTTCTTGTAGCGCGCCGATTCGGCCTCGGCTTCCTTGATTAGCTTATCATCGGCAGAGGCCCGCGCTTCGAGGTATTCGATCCATGCCTTCTGGATTTCGATCTCGTGCTTCAACTCGGTGTAGTTGGGACCGAGATTCGGGGTGTTGCATCGCACGCCGATGATCGGGGGGTTGTCGCTTTTGCGGTGGGGGCAGCTTGCCTTGTGCATTGTTCCTTCAGCAACACCACAAGCAGCGCACACCTTGAATGATTCTCGGGAAGGATACACTGGAAATTCGAGGTTATCGGGGTAGGGATCGTTTTTGAAACTCATGGTCTTCTCCTAGTTTAGCGGTTCAAAAGGAACCGGTTTGATGATGCGCGGACGGGATGCGAATTGCATTGCCCAGCGCGCGGTGACACCGTGCTTGGCATTGACGAACAGCAGCCATTGCTCGGGCGGCACGGGGATGAAGCGGAACTGTTTGCCGTACTGTGTGTAGCCGCACAGGCAACCGTTGGCAAACGTGTTGTCGATCTCCATGCGCGTGTGGAAGTGTCCCAGCAGGATGTAGTCGAGCGTCGTTCCCAGCGCGGCGTAGTATTCGGTCAGCTTCTTCGCGCCTCGGGCTATCGGCGCCGCCGTGCCCACAAATCCGCGACCGCCTCCCGTTCCGATACGGTCGCCGTGCGTAGCCAGGAACGTATAGCCCAGCACGTTGAAGAGGGCATCGCCCGACTCGGGCGTCCAGAAGGTGCAGTCTTCATTGCTCTCGAATGCCATTTCGAGCATGTATGCAGATAGAGTATCGAAATTGCGAGCCGCATTTTCCTTGCTATGCGGCTGCACAGTGTCCCGCCCGTGGTTTCCGGGAGTGGAGATTGTCCAGACATGACCGAACTCCTGTTGAAGTTGCTGGATGCCCCAGCGTTCCATCTTGACCAACTCGCGCACGGCGGGCTGCGCCTTGAGGTCGTTGGTTTCCTTGAGGTCGTGAATGTCGCCGGCTACGAGGTCGCCGTTGCGCAGGTAGATGATGCCGGGGTAGTTTGGCTTCGTCGTACCCATGAAGTTGCGGGCCAACGAAATGGTCTTCTCGATCATGTGGCGATAGCGGTGGGCGGCTATGTACTTGTTGAACGCGTTGATGCCGTCGAGTTCTTCGGCATTGACGTATTCGCCAAGGTGGAAGTCGGAGAAGTCGAGAATCGGAACCTGCGTATCCGCGCAGCAATCATTCACCTTGGGGAGCCAGTCGGGCGGTGTGGTGTCTTGCTTCGCCAGTCCGAACACCGTCGCGCGCAGATCGTCCGCGTCGTTGAGTTCGCGGGCCTGCCTACGGATGGTAGCCCTCAAGTCCCGAAGCTCGTCAGCAGCGCGTTGTGCCGCTCGTCGGTCGATGTCGGGCAAGTCCTTCACAGCCGGCGCCTTCAGCTTGAGAATCTGCATGCGGTGCTGGAATGTGGAGCGGCTGATATCCAGCAGGACAGCGGCTTGCGCTTGGTTGTAGCCGCTCTCTTTCCATGCGTCCTTGGTGCGCTTGATCTCATGCGGGGTAAGTGGCGTTCCAGACATTGCGCTGTTCCTTTTTGGTGGGAGTGTTCTTGCTACGGACCCTGACTTCGCTCTGCCCGGTGAAGCACAGGTACAAGCCCCTGTCTTCGATGTGGCGCAGAAGGGCAGAAGCGGCGTGAAGGCGAATCGGCGCGATGGACCCGAGGTAACTGACCCGTAGGTGCCGGTCATGTGTGGGGGCACACGCCACCACCGCGATGGGGTTGCCGTAGCTGTCGACCATGATATATACCTGTTGCTCCGGGTAACTCTTGACTGCGAGGATCATCGAGTCCAAAGCGGGGGAAGGGTCTTGTGCATCAAGCGAACGGAGGTCGGCCAGAATAGCATTCCGTTGGTCGTGGCTCTTGATATATTGGATCATGCTGCCCTCGGTTCTTCGGGTGGCAGCACGCTCTCGGGATCGACGCGGAATAGTTCGACCGTCTTGGCGACGTTCTGCGGGGGATCGTCCTTCGAGACGCGTGCCTTGTGCGTGCGGCGCCGGTTCTGGTACCACAGCCACAGATCGCCGTCGATGACGACAAGGCACACGGGGCGGAATAGGGGGACGAAGTACATCAGTCATTCCCCGCCAGCTTGCACATCAGAGTGTGGGCGTCGTCGAAGTCTTCACGGAAGTGGGATACGACGAACTCTTGGTCCCAATCGTAAAGTGAAACGACATACCCGTTCTCGGATGGTTCGATGACGGCTTTACCTGCTGGGCCTACAACGTGCAGATTGTGAGCGGGGGTCATATGTCCTCCTAGGTTGCGTGACCCCGGACTGTAGCCGAAGCTACTGACGAAGTCAAGAAAAATTATTTTGCCAAACCCCTTGACTTGTACTTTTCACTACGCTAACCTGCGAAGCGTTTTCCGATCAACCACCCAAGAGGTACCCATGTTCTACCAGACACCCGAACCCAATACCAACCCCGACATGGTAGCCGATCTGGCTGCGGCCAAGGAAGAAGTTCTCGCGCTGCTGAAGAAGCTGGACATGCAACTGATCGCGTCCATGGAGGGTCGGGTGTTCATCGGCCCCGCGCACCCCGGCACCAATGTCCCAACCTTCCTGTCGCTGGACTGAGCCATGGTCACACTGAACCCGCGCACGAAGATCAAGCCGAAGCAACCGGACAATCGGTATGCGAAATGCGGCGAGGACGAAACGACCGAACTGCTGATGGCGGCGGAAGAGATTCGTGCGGTGCTGAAAAAGCACGGCGTCGAACTCAGTTCCCCACTGGCGCATACGATCACCGTCTCGTATGCGGGCCGCAAGGATTCCCCCCTCATCGTTATCTAGGAGTCATCATGAGCCACAAGAGCAAAGAAGACAAGAAGCGCGAAGGGCACCCCTTCACCGCACGCCAGCGCCGGCAGAAGAAAGGCGGGCGCCACAACCGCAAGGTGGATCGACATGCCTAGTATCGCAGACATCCTCCGGCGCCACAACGATGCCGCTCACGAAGTATATCTGACGCATCTGGTGGATAAACAGCAGGCGCAAGAGCAACTCAAGAGGGCTATGACAAAACCTGTTGCCCCTCTCAACAACGAATCCCCGAAGCTCGCCACGAGCGAGGTAGAAGGGGGCGGCTTATAAGGGTTTGCTTCCTGATAGAAGTAGAGGATCGGAGGCCGACAGCCTTCCCCCGAAACATCAGGAGGCTTTTTTGAGGGCGCAGGCATAACTTGCACTAGGGCGTAATCCGCCCTGCCCTCAACAAAGTCGTACCCACCAACCACAGAAGGACACCATCATGCTTGAAGAGAAAGTCGAAGCCCTGACCACCGCCGTCAATGCCCTGACCAAAGCCCTCGAAAACCAGACCGCCACGATTTCCAGCATGCTCGCTGCCGGCGCCACCGCCAAGGCTTGTGCCGGTTCCTGCCGGGGGGAACACGAGGACGCCAAGGAAGCGAGGGCGCCGGGAAAGTCTGTCAAGACGGAGAAGCCTGCCGATACCCAGCCTACTGCGCCGGCAACCGCTGCGCCCGAGACGAAGGCCGACAACTCCGGGGCGATTGACTTCGCCGAGCAAATCCAAAAGCCCATCGTCAAGCTCGCCGGCACGGGCCACAAGCCCGAGGCATTGGCGATCCTCAAGGAATGCGGCGAGGCGCCCAAGGCGTCGGCCATGGACGCCAAGTATTACGCCAAGGCCATCGAGCTGATCGCGGCGGCGAACGCCAAGATCGCGCAAGAAGGGAGCGTCGCGTGAGAACGGACTACCAAGCCTTCAAGCGCGCGAGAGCGATGTTCGCTCTCATCGAGATGGCACGCGCGGTGGGGGATGTTGAGGCGCTGGCGATGATCGGTCCGTACAAGTCGCGCGGCAAGGGTCACAACAAGCCGTTCGTCAAGTCGTGCCTGTCGCGTGCGTCGAACCGCACCGGCCATACGTACCCGCACGACAACGTGCAAGAACGCGAGCGGCACCTCTGGCAAAATCACCAGCTTTTCCTCCGTCGTTTCTGGCAACTTAACAATATGGGGTTCTCCTCATGAGCCAGCATGCCAAACTCATGGCGCCGTCCGCCGCCGAGAAGTGGAGCAACTGTGTTGGCTCCCCTGTCATGGAGGAGGGAATACCGGACGGGGATACGACCTACGCCGACGAAGGAACGGCTGCGCACTTCCTGGCCGCTCTCTGCCTGAACGAGAACCAAGACCCGGTGGCGTACATCCGCAGGGAAATCTGCGTGACGCCTGACGGCGATGCGTTCTTTGTGGGACAAGGAGCCACCGAAGCCCGAACCTTCGGGGTCGATGAAGAAATGGTGTCGGCCGTACGCAAGTACGTGCAGCGCACGCAGAAGGCGGCGGAAGGCGGCGAGTTGATGGTCGAGCGTCGCCTTGACATCAGCATGATTACCGGCGAGGAAGGCGCCAGCGGTATCGGCGACGCAGTGATCCTGCTACCCGGCGAATTGCAGGTCCGCGACCTCAAGTACGGCGTCGGTATCCGCGTGTTCGCGGCCAACAACAAGCAACTCCTGATCTACGCGCTGGCGGCGTACCACGAGTTCAGCCAGTTCGCTGACTTCGAGCGCGTCCGCATCGTCATTCACCAGCCGCGCATCAGCGCCGAACCCGACGAGTGGGTCATTACCGTCGAGGAACTGCTGGCGTTCGAGGCCGAGATCAAGGACCGAGCTAAGCTCGTTCTGACGGCCTACGAGTTCCGCAGCAATTGGCAGAACGGGCCGGACTACTCGTACCTCACCCCCGGCGAGAAGCAATGCCGCTGGTGCCGGGCCAAGGATGTCGGTAAGTGCCCCGCGTTCGACAAGGCGGCACTGGAATCGGTCATCGGCGCGTTCGAGAATCTGGACGCGAACACCACGCCCGAGACGACAATCACGGAAGCCACCGAAGCCATCAAGCTGGCGGAAGACCCGGCTGTTCTGGCGGACAAGTTCCAGTCCGTGCCGCTGGTGCGGATGTGGTGCGATACCGTCGAGAAGAGGGCAACGGCCGTGGCACTGTCGGGCGTCAAGCTGCCGGGGCTGAAGGTCGTGCTGGGTCGTGAAGGCAACCGCGCGTGGTCCGATGCCGAAGCTGTCGAAGCCGAACTCAAGGCCAAGCGTCTGAAGGCCGACGACATATACGACAAGAAGCTCATCAGCCCGCCGACTGCCGAGAAGCGCTTCGGTGAAGGCGGCACGATGGCAAACTCGAAACTCTGGAAGAAGCTCCAGACGCTCATCACACGAGCGCCAGGTGCCCGATCCTTGGTTCCCGAGTCCGACAAACGAAAGGAAGTCGATACGAACGTGGCCGCGCAGTTCGACAACCTCAATGATGGGAGCGACCTAGCATGATCCGCAAAACGATGACTGTGTTCTCCCGCGAAGAAAAGCAACTTCAAGGAAAGGTCCGTTTCGACTACGTGCGGGAGACGTGGTGGCTGTTATTCATTCCACTGTATTCACGGGAGGCGATGTTATGATCCCCGTAGCAACTCTTCTCCCGTCCCGTGCGCGTGCGATCCTCATCGCTGCGGCAAGCACGCACAAGGTACCGGAGATCAACGCCGCGATCTACGCGGTGAAGAAGCTGTTCCCTCAATACTTCAGGTAAGGAACCAACATGACACAAAACATAAGACTGGACCGAGTGCTGCTGGACTACAACGATCTGTTCGTCGCCAAGGACTACAAGGGGGACGGCAAGTTTCGGTTTAGCGCAACTGCGCTGATCGAACCCGGCAGCGAGAACGACAAGAAGATTCGCGCGGCCATCGCCGCCGAGGTAAAGGATGTTTATGGCGACAAGGCCAAAGCCTTTTGGGATTCCATCAAGAGCAACGAACAGAAGTGCTCATATACTGATGGAACGCAGAAGGCGGCGATGGACGACAAGTACGCGCAGCAGAATAACAAGATGGTCCTCCGCTGCCACTCCAAGGTGCGCCCGACAGTCCTTGACCGGGACAAGACCCCGCTTACGCCGGCTGACGGCAAGCCGTATCGCGGCTGCTTCGTGACCCTGTTGGCGCAAATCTATGCCATGAAGAAAACCAACGCCGGTTTGTTCGCGTCGTTCAACGGTGTGCAGTATGTCGAGAAGGGTACAGCATTCGGCGGCGCGACCGCAGCCAGCACTGACGAGTTCGACAACCTCGGCAGTGAAGAAGGCGATGGCACCAGCACGGCCGACGACGACTTCGACCTCGGTTAATCGGCTGGGCGCGTAGCCCCTCCCGCGCATGAGTAAATAGGAGGGGCATTTCGATAGCGTGACGAAGCATGCTACCGAATTAGTGGGGGCGGGAAGCTCCTAGTGTTACCAATCTTCGGATGGCCTCGAAGTAATGGACCCGGATGGCAAAGCGGCGGTGCCCACGAACTGCTTCACTTCCGCAGCGCGTAACGTGTTTTCCTGCCAGCAATCATAATGACACGGAATCCGGGTAATCGGCCTTAACGGACTAGGAGCCTGAATGCCACACAAATATAAAGCGGTGCTCATCTTCATCACCGCACTTCTGATTAGTCTGATTCCTTACATCATCGCGTACATCGCGCTGTCATGATTGAATTCGAGAAGCTGTGGTTCGATACGGAGACGTATTCCGAAGTCCCAATCGAACACGGCACCTACAAATATGCGGAGAACGCCGAGGTCATGACGTACCAATACGCCATAGACGACGGCCCCGCGTATGTGATCGACTTGACCCAGCGCGATCCCATCGACTTGGAGTTGCTGGACTGGTTGCTGCATAGCGCCGAGTTCGTCATCGCCCACAACGTCATGTTCGACAGGAACGTGTTGCGGCTGGGTAATCTGAAGATCGAGATACCAATCCGTAAGTGGCGCTGCTCGATGGTGAAGGCGCTGGCCCACGGACTGCCCGGTAGCCTCGATAAGCTGTGCGGCATCTTGCAAGTCCCGCAAGACCTCGCCAAGGTCAAGGATGGGCGCCGGCTCATCCACCTATTCTGCAAGCCCCGCCCCAAGAACATGAAGCTGCACCGCGCTACGCGCGAGTCGCACCCCCTCGATTGGGAAATGTTCCTTGAGTATGGGCGCATGGACATCCCCTCAATGCGCGCGGTCTGGAACCTGCTGCCGTCGTGGAACTACGGCGAAGTTGGGGCCGGCGCCAAGGAACGCGACCTATGGTTCCTCGATCAAGAAATGAACGACCGAGGCGTGCCCATCGATTTGGATTTGGTGCAGGCCGCGATCCGCGCTACCGACGACGAACAGGCCCGCCTTAAGAAGCGCGTGCAGGCGGCGACGCGCGATCAGGTGGAGGCGGCAACCCAGCGCGACAAACTCATTGAGTTCATTTTCGCGGAGTACGGCATCGGCCTTGCCGACATGACGAAATCCACCATCACGAAGATGGTGGAGCGCGACGATCTGGACCCCGAGTTGATCGAGTTGCTGCGCATGCGCCAGCAGGCCAGCAAGTCCAGCACGGCCAAGTACAAGACCTTTGCCAATGCCGTCAATAGCGACGGCAGGCTGCGCGGCATGATCCAATTCGATGGCGCCAGCCGCACACGCCGGGATGCCGGCCGCAAGCCGCAGTTGCAGAATCTCGCCAGTCGGGGCTTGCTGAAACAGAAACAGATCGAGATCGGCATCGACGCCATGTTGGCCGGCTGCGAAGACATCGTGTTTGACGACATCATGTTGCTGACCGCCAGCACCATCCGATCAGTCATCGTCCCCGGCGCCGGCAAGAAGCTCGTCGTCCCTGACTTGGCGAACATAGAAGGGCGCGGCCTCGCATGGGAAGCCGGCGAGGAATGGAAGTTGCAAGCGTTCCGCGACTACGATACCGTGCTAGGCGCGGACGGCAAATGGCACACCGGGCCGGAAATCTACGACGCGATTCTGCGTAGGGAACCTATCGAAATTCCGCTGGACGACGAGGGAGAACCTACCCGCTTTGGCCCAGACCTCTACAAGTTGGCGTATGCCAAGGCGATGCGTATCGCCGTTGAACTCGTGACGAAGGATGAGCGCAAGATTGGCAAGGTCATGGAGTTGGGGTTGGGCTACATGGGCGGCATCCATGCGTTCGTGACGTTCGCGTTGGTCTATGGCCTTGACCTAGAAGACATGGCGAATCGCGCATGGGATGCGATACCGAACGACATGATCCTTGAGGCTACGGACTTCGTGGCGTGGCTCGAAGACAAGGGGCAATCGTGGCCCATGTCCCGCAAGGCTGTGATAGTCTGTGAGTCGTTCAAGCGCATGTGGCGTGCGGCACACCCGAAGACAGTAGCCCTCGCCAAGAACATGCAAGAGAATTGGGTACTGGCGACGAACAACCCCGGCGAAACATTCAAGTACGGCAAGTTCCAGTTCCGCCGCGATAACGCATGGACGCGCATCAAGCTGCCAAGCGGTCGGTTCCTATGCTACCCACAACCGAAGGTGGAGGATGGCGTGCTGTCCTTCTTGGGCCTCAACCAATACTCCCACCAATGGGGTAGGGTGAAGACCTACACCGGCAAGCTGGTGGAGAACGCCACCCAAAGCACGGCGCGTGACTTCATGTTCGACGCGATCCCCGGCATTCTCGAAGCGGGCTACGACATGGTATTCCGTGTGCATGACGAGATTCCGGCCACTGCGCCTGATCGTCCCGAGTTCAACATCGATCATATGTGCGCGCTGTTGGCGAAGAATCCAGAGTGGGCGCCCGATATGCCGTTGGCGGCAGCGGGGTTCGAGGGGTACCGCTACCGGAAAGATTGACCTTGACAAACGATGTAGAAGCGCCTACGCTTCGCAAGAGAAATTATCGGGCACAACCATGAACGACTACACTCCAATGCTGCGGTACTACCAAGCTCACATGGAAGACGACAGCAAACTCCCGAGCACGTACTCGGAGAACTACATCCCCAAATTCACCGCGCACGATCTGGTCGGCTTCTACCATCGCCAGCCTCCCGCTATACGCGGAGCGCTGAAATCCTTCTGGCGAACACTGTGCAGCACTCCACACGCAGGCCGCGTCTTTGACGAAGCGCTCGCCCTCATCCACCACGAGCAACATCATACCTTCGCGCCGTTCTGAGATCATGCGCGAATCAGACATCGAAGAGTACCTCATACAGCGCGTCGAACAACTTGGCGGCGAAGTCCGCAAGGTCAAGTGGATCGGCCGCAGCAAGGCGCCGGATCGCTTAGTGATGATGCGCTGCACGTACCACCCAACCGGGGGCGTCTTCACCTACACACCTTGGGTCGTATGGATCGAAGTGAAAGCCCCCGGCAAGAAAGCCTCATTCCCCTCCAATGCCCATGAGCGCGCGCAGCAACGCGAGCACGAGCGCATGCGCATGTTCGGCCTGCGCGTCGAGGTCATCGACTCGAAGGTGGGGGTGGATCAACTACTCGGAGGCAAGCCATGACCTATTACGCCTGTGACAATCCGGAGTGCCCGAACCACATCACCATAAGCGACGACATCAGGCACTGCCGGTGGATAAAGGTGCTTGACCCTTTTATCATGTACCAAGCGCCATGTCGCGGGGGGACAGAGACAATATCAGGGAAAGAGGTCGGGGTACATGAGATCGAAAGGCATGAATACTGCCGGCCGGATTTTACGTACTTCTATCTGTGTGGTTCCTGCCACGGCGCCGTTCGCATGGTGACGAGGCCATGACCTACTGCAAACTCGGAGATAGAGCGATCATCATCCACAGCGCGGCGGGCAACGAAGGCAAGATCGTCAAAGTCATCCACGACCTCGGCTATCACACCGACGTGTTCAAGTACCAAGGCGCGCTCATCTGCTACCTGCCGGCCTTCGGCCAAATGTGGGAAGTCGAGAGTGAAGGCTTTCCCCTACGTAGCAATGTCGGTACCCCATCACAATGTGGCCCTCTTCCCGATGTGTGGCTTAGACCACTTCCAAAGGTCAATGAGTCTTTGGAAAGAGAAGCCGTGCGATCAAACCCGGTCGCCGTGGTGAAAACAAAAACTGTTCATAGGTGACAGTTATTCACGGCGGGTCGGACTTTTCTCAAGGATAGTATCATGACAGTTTCATTTTGCTGGGTGTGTGGGAAACCGCTAGTTGGCTGTGGATATGGGGACCGGGTTGTTGTGCTTGACCGTCTTGGCAACCGGCACCCGATCCACGTTACTTGCGTCGATACGGACGACGAGGACTTGCGCCCCGCCATCACGGCACAGCCGCGCGAAGAACCGCAGTTTCACGACGAGTGATGCCTAGCATTGCTTCTCACATAGAGGCAGCGCTGTTCCTCATTCGCCCCAAGAGCGCGACACCTACGCAACTTGCCAAGTATGTAGGGTGTTCGAGGAAGACAGCCTGCCGGCTGCTACACGACGCGCGCAATGCGGGCGCGTGTCACATCATTGGCTGGTGCGAGGAACACCAGCGGGAGCGCAATAGCTGGACGCCACGGTACGCGCACGGGGCCGGCGATAACACCCCCAAGCCCGACCCCCTATCCTCGGCGGAGCGGCTGCAACAGAGCAAGGCGCGCAAGATGCGCCGGATGGTTGTGCCGGAAGGCATCCTCATCATCAATCGATGGATCATAGCGAGCTATGTGCCGTAAGGAATTCGTTCCCCGATTGTGGCAACCCCCGATGGCGCAACACCTGATCGATCATGATCGGTGTGCTCTGTGGGCCGGCATGGGCACCGGCAAGACTACCATCGCGGAGAACTACCTTGATGCCCTATACCTTGGCGGCGAGGATTACCCGACGCTCGTGCTTGGCCCCTTGCGGGTCGCTCGCAATGTGTGGAGCAACGAGACGTTGAAATGGGAGCATCTGCGCAACCTTCCCGTCGTCCCTATCGTCGGGAATGAGAAGGCCCGCCTTGCTGCCCTGCGCCACGACTCGCCGGTATTCACCACGAACTACGACAACTTGATTTGGCTTATCGAGCACTACGGGGATCGATGGCCGTTCCGCACCATCATTGCTGACGAGGCACGGCGCCTTGCCAGCCACCGCATATCTGAGCGCGTCTCTACCACCGGCAAGGTGTTCCTCGCCGGCCAAGGAACCAAGCGCGCGGGGGCGCTCGCACGTATCTCTTGGACCCACGTAAAGCGGTTCATCGAACTGACCGGCACACCGGCCCCCAATGGCCTTGGCGATCTGTGGGGGCAGCTTTGGTATCTGGACAAAGGCAGGCGGCTGGGCCGCACGCACACCGATTTCCTGAAGCGCTGGTTCTGCAAAGGCTACGACGGATATAGTGTTGGGCCAAAAAGCGAGTACGTCAGTGACGAGATACATAGCGCCGTCAAAGATATATGCATGACCATCGACATCCGGGACTATATCGATCTAGCAGCGCCAGTCGTCAATGACATTTTCGTCGATCTGTCGCCGCAGGCCCGCAAGCTGTACCGCGAAATGGAAAAGGAAATGTTCATCCAGATCGCAGATCGACAGGTCGAGGCGTTCGGCGCAGCGGCGAAGACGCAGAAGTGTTTGCAAATAGCGAATGGCGCCGTCTATGTCGATCCCTTAGTCGATTGTGACGAGCATCCCCGTGCGAAGGAATGGCGGCTCGTCCATGACGAAAAGGTGGATGCGCTGGACTCGTTGGTGAGCGAGCTAGGCGGCGCCCCGATGATCGTGTCCTACGAGTTCAAGTCCGACTTGGCGCGGCTGCTGAAGGCGTTCCCCAAAGGCCGCGTGCTGAAGACGCACCGCGACGAAGAGGACTTCAAGACTGGCCGGCTACCGCTGCTGTTCATGCACCCGCAGAGCGGCGGCTACGGCCTTGATGGATTCCAGAAGGTCTGCAACAACATTTGCTTCTTCGGGCATAACTGGTCGCTGGAAAACTATCAGCAGATCATCGAGCGCATCGGCCCGACGCGGCAATACCAAGAGAACCCGGAGAACCCCCTGCCGTGCAATATCCACCGAATCATCGCAAGACAGACGGTGGATGAACTTGTCATCGAACGGCAGGAGACGAAGCGCGAGACGCAGGACATCCTGTTGGATGCCTGCAAGCGCTGGAAGAAGGGCGGCTAGCCCTTCTCGGCTGTAGCGATGTTCGCCTTACCACGTTGCCATGCGGTGACACCGAGGATCGCGCCCAGCATCAACCACGCATCGCCGGGGATATCCGGCACGGCCTTACCGAAGATCGGCAGCAGAAAATAGACGCACCACATCATCGCCACCGAGCCAAGGGACTCGATAGCGTGGTGATTGCGTTGCAGCCAGTCGCCGCCCATCGCCTCGGTCTGAATCGTCTTATTGACGATCTCCAAGGTTTGCACCGCCAGCCTATCGACTTCGAGGCCGAGTCCCATGGCATACTTCCGCAGATCGGCGTCGATCTCGGCCAACCGGATGCGCCCCTCGGGCGTGGCCGTCATATTCTGCACGGCGCCCGACACAGCATCGACGGTGGCTTGAGGTACGCCGATCTTGTCGGCCAAGAACTTTGCGGCCAACCCCGCCGTAGGGCCGAGTAGCAGCGTAGCCGCAGTCGGTGCGATTGTCTTGACGATATCGGTGAAGTCCATGGTTATCCCTTTCTCATATTGGCGGCGAGCCTAAGCGCGCGGTCGCCAACTTGTCTTGCCCACTTGGAAGCGAGCATCGCTTCGGCCGCATCGTCGAACTTGCCTGCGTTGATGAAGCCGAGCGTCTTGTGAAAATCAGCGAGGCGGTCATAGCCTAAGTTAAACGCCATATTGACGACAACGGCCTTGCGGGCGTCGCTCAACTGGTCGAACTCGGGCAGCAAGCGCCGCGCGTCCTTCTCCGCATCCGCCACGTCATCCTCGAAGATGACGCGGATCGCGCGCTCGCTGATCGCCTTGTCGCGCAGGTTGTGTCCGATCCCGATGGTTTCGATGCCTTCGGAGTCTCGGTACATCCGGTTGCGTTTGCCTTCATCCACCGCGAGTTGAGTGAATAGGGTGTCGAGGTAGGTCATTCGCTTCCCTCCCGGTGGCCGTAGCCCCGCCCATCAACCTTGTCTTCGATACGACGGAGATAGACGAAGATCGGAGCGAGCATCTTTTCCAGTTCCTCTCGCATGACATACTTCTCGGCAAGACGAACGCGGAGTTCTTCGAGCTTCGCCGCCTCTTGCAGATTGGTGGCGACGTGATCGCGCATCATCGAAAACACCATGACAAGAAACCCTCCACCAATCGCCAGGATAACGCCGATCACGGCGTCGATAAGCCATTGCACCATCGGGTCCATTTTTGTTATTCCTTTTGAATGATGGGGGAGACTTACTTGCCTGCGAGCTTCGCGGCCTTGGCGGCGGTGAGGATGGCGGTACGATCCGCAGCCGCAGCCGGGATCAGCGTAGCCACCTTCTCGGCCGGGATGGCGGCGAGCACTGTGTCATAGACGTGCTTGGCCTTCGCCTGTTCGATCTTCTCGGACACGAGAAGCGCAGCCACCCGGTCGCGCCACATATACGTGGCAACCAGATCGATCTTCTCCGGGGGTACCGCCATCGGCACGTCCTGCTGATTGGTCCCGACATAGACCGCAATGTCTTCCGGCCACGGTCCTTTGGGCAGCGTTTCCAGCATCGCCGTGTAGTTGTCGATATTGACCTGATAGTGGAAGACCTCATGCTCGCGTTCCACGGCCTTCTCAGCCAAGAAGGCATGCTTGTAGTCGTCGTTGATGGTTTTCATGGTTGTGATTCCTTACACGGTAATGGAACTGAAGGTTACGGCATAGCTCGTGCTGCCGGGGAGCGTCGCAGGATCGGCGTACTTCGTGCCAAAACTGGACGTGAAGGGGTACGACGAGAAGTACGGCGACGTGCTGTGCGCGACGGCGAGATCGGTGCTATTGAGCCAACCAATACCGCGCCCGGTGCCGGTGGGCAATGTGGCAGGATCACTGAGCTTGGTGCCTTGCCCGTTCGAGTACGGCCACACGTTGATGTACGGGGAAGCCGAAGACGCGGCAGCTATGTACGCACCAGAAGCCGAGAATTCAACGCCGTTGTTATCCCCGCCCGCCTTTGTCGCCGGGTCCGCACGCTTGGTCCCAAAACCGGTGGTGAAGGGGTAGCAAACGGTGTTGCCCCACGCACCAACAGCGATGTCGCCGCTGAAGTCCGCGTCGTTGCCTTCTGATGGAGGGAGTGAAGCGGGGTCGGCAATCTTGGTACCGAAGCCGGACGACCACGGGTATGCCAACACGTAGGGCGAGGCTGCGGATGTGACAAATACATACGTGCCAGACGAATGCCACGCCACCCCCTTGCCCGCGCCTGTCGGCAGGGTACCGGGGCTGGAATGCTTCGTCCCGAAAGCGTGCGAAGTCCATGGGTACGCTTCGACGTAATCCGCCGCCGCCGTACCAAGTAGGATCGTACCGCCGCTGGGTGAGAAGCGGCAGTATTGCCCGCTTGAGGACGCTGTGCCGGGGTTGGATCGAACAGCACCGAAGCCGGTGCCGGGGGTCCATGCCCACACCTGAATGTAGGGCGACGAATAACCGTTCGCGCCCGCGAGATCGAGTCCGTCTGGCGAGAAATCCACATCGTGGATTTCATCGACAGGGGCCGTCGCGGGGCTGGCGTACTTGACGCCGGGACCGGACGACCACGGATAGACATAGATGTAGTTGCCGCCTGACCCCGTGCAGCCAACCGCAATCTCGTTGTAGGTGACGGGCGGCACGTAGGCCGCGCCCGCCAGAAGCAAGTTAAGTATGCCGCTCATTTTAAGTCAGCCCCGTTCCCGAGATCAGCCACTCGGTCGTCGCCACCTTGATCGCCGTGGCTATGCCGTTCGCGGCCAGTGTGCGGCTACCTGTCGTACCTGCGCCAGCGAGGTACATGGTGTCCGTCGTTATGGCGATGGTGACGGTGCCGGCATCGTGTTGGTTGATGAAGGTCAAGACCGTCCCTACCGGGTATGCCACGTTTGCATTGCTGGGAATGGTGTAGATTCGAGCGGTAGTGTCCGCAGTAGGGTGCAGGATGTGCTTACCGGAATCATTAGCTACCGTGGTGTAGGCTGTTGATTCCGATTGTTGGGGCAGGGTAAGGTAGCCCACCGACGCATTGAACGGGGGGAAGTACATCGTTGTGGCATCGGTGCCATTGAATGTGATGCTGTTGTTGAAGACCGGGGTCTTGCCTGATGCCAGCGAGATACCGGCTTCGCCCGCAAGTGTCAGGGTGAAGGCATAGTCGCCGGTTCGGGTAATGGTTGCAGCGTCGTTGTTCGCCACCCCGGTACCGCCCTTCGAGGGCACGAGCGTGGCGCTCAGACCCGAGGCCGTGGTGGCGTTGCCGGAGAACGCGCCAGAGAAGGTCGTGGCGGCGAGTGTGCAGGTACCCGAATCGAACGTGAAGCTAGCATTCGTCTTCGGCCCGTAATTACCCGTTTGGCCTAAGGCGAATAAAGGAAAGCAAGTTGTGTCTGTTGCCTCGTTTTCGGTTATAACGGTTGTGGCGGCGGCGGCAACATCGGCGGAATCAGCGTTGCCCGTGCAAGACCCCGCCGAGCCGCTGACGTTACCCGTCACGTTGCCGGTGAGAGGACCGGCAAAGCCGGTTGCCGAGAGGATGCCGGTGTTCGAGTTGAAGGCCAAACCAGCATTCGACTTCGGCCCGAGGTCGCCCGTTGCCGCCGTCACGAACACGGGGAAGCAAGTCGTATCCGTAGCCTCATTTGCTACCGTCATTGCGGTCGCAGTGGCGCCGGTAGGTGTGGTTGATCCGAACACGATCATGTACCAGACCATTGGGGTCGTCGCATCGTCCGCGACTAGGTGAATGCTGTCCCCGACGGCCTCGAAGGTGTAGGTCGTGGTGCCGTTGTCGAACGTGTCGGTGCCCGTACAGTTGATGGTGTAATCGTTGGTGCCCGACTTGAGCTTGAAGCCCAGCGTGTAGGGAAGCGCAAGACCGGAAATCTCGGGAAGATTGACGACGACGTTGCCGGCATCCGTCTCGCCCGCGTACAGGGCGCTGGCTTCGGTCGCAGCCGGGGCGTAGGGGCTGTCGGCACTCGTCAGGCCATAGACCGTTCGCCATACCGCGCACGCGAGCGCTGAGGCCGCATAGTCGGCGGCTTCACTGGCGGACGTGCCGGCATTGGTTTCACTGCCTGCGGCTGCACTCTCGCTCGCAGCGGCGGCGATGGCCGAGTTGTTGGCATTCGTTTCGCTGGTGCCCGCATTCGTTTCGCTGGTGCCTGCGTTCGTCTCGCTGATCGCAGCAGCAGCAGCGGACAGACCGGCATTCGTTTCGCTGGTACCGGCTGCGGTTGCGCTGCCCCCCGCCGCACTCTCGCTCGCAGCCGCCGCTATAGCTGAGGCGCTGGCAGCGTCGGCGTAGTCACTGACCCCGACTGCACTGGCGGCTGCGGCAATAGCGGAATCGCTCGCGTTGGACGCGGACAAGCCCGCGCTGGTTTCGCTGACGCCTGCGGCGAGTGCGGATGCAGCAGCAGCGGCGGCGTCGATGGTTGCTTGGTTGGACGCGGCCACCGCCTCTTCGACGGATGGGGCGACAGTGGAAGTGATGGCCGACGTGCCGAAGACAACGGGATCGTCGGTGCAGGTTATGATGTAGAACTTGTCATGGAGGGTTGTGCCATACTGCACGAAAATCTCCGTGCCGTAGGTGACTTCGTACCCGTTGTTGAAATCGGGGCTGCGCTTCCACGTCCCTTCTTGAACGTCATAGATGCCGTTGGTTTTGTTGTCGGTCTGCGCCCGAACGAAGCAGCGGTCGTTCTCAACGAGGGCGATTCCATCGACCGTCTGTTCCCCGGAAAGAGTGATGTTCCCGGTCGTTGCCGCCCTGCACGGCGCCTTCAGCGGAAGCCCGCCTGTTAGCCCTCGGATTCTATCTACGCTGACGCCAGCCATGTTCTCTTCTCCCGGTGGGACGCGGGGGTTTAAGCCCCCGCAAATGTAGCATTATCGAATTTAGTTTGCCATTCAGTGCTTCGACTCGGGGCTTGCAAACCCTGTCGCTATTCCGCGCGTCACATCCACCGGCCCGGTGGGTTCTACCCGACCTGCGGCTACATCGGCGCCATAGCTGAAGGGGCGGGCCAAAGCACTGGCAGGTACGCCTGTCGTCATGCTTATGAGAGTCGCTACATCCTTGACGGCGCGGCTTGGCTTACTCTCGCCCATCACAGCGCGATACACCGACTGCGGTGCCCGCAGCGAACTTTCAACCATGCTGATCGCAGGCGAGGTCGAAATGCGGTCGTCGTAAGGCTGGTTGTTCAGCATGTTCAACCCCGCGTTCGCCACCGGGCCGAAGCCGGGGATCATCGCAGTGCCGTAGCGGGCTGGCGCCAACACGAACAAGTCCATGAGCCAGTCGTCCAAATACTCGCCGTCCCCGTCGTCATCCGGGGGGCCACCGTGCATGAGTTGGATTGCCAGTTCCCCGAACACGGCCGGCAAGAAGTACCCCACCATGAACACGTACAGGCCCCGGCCCATGCCCTTGCGCAGCCCCATGTCGCGCGTGATCTGGACGTATTCATTGCCCAGCAAGTTGGCGATCATGTTGAAGTAGCCGGCGAACTGCACGAACATGCGATAGAACGGCGTGCCCGACTCAAACGAGGCGATGTCTTCCGGCGCCCATGATCCCTGAGTTTCGCGTACAACAGAGTCAGCGAAGCGAACCGCTTCCGTCTCGCTCATCTTGCCTTCGATGGACTGGTTGTACGCGGCCAACCACACCGGGCCACTCATGATGTTGTCGGCAGCGGTCTGAAGGAAGTAGCTGTGCTTCACCAGCCAGTTCTTCGTATTCTGGTAGGTGGAGGGATTCAGTAGGATGTCGTTGATGTCTTCGGTCATCGACATCGCTTCATTCTCCATCCGCGTGCCCATGTACTGAGACTTGCCGGTGACATACGCCGTGAATTCGCGCGGAGACATTGCGTACTTGGCGAAGGCATCGACCAGCATGGTGGGCCGCACCTTCACCATCGCGGTAAAGGGCGAGGTCATGACCTGTTGCAATGCGTTCGCTACGTTGCCGAACATCGCGGACATGCCGGCGTTCTTGCGCACCGTTGTCCAGAAGCGGCCAAGACCTTCCTTACCCGGTGTCTGTGTCTCCACGATCTGATGCGCGGCACGGTTGAGCCACGGCACGATCATCGTGTTGAACGCCTGTGGGTCTTGGCGATGCAGCGCTTGCGATACCGTCTTTCCGCGCATCAAGCGGCGCACGTCATTGACCGGCTGGGCCAGATGCGAGAACAGCAGAGCCTTGTCGATGTGTTGAGACAGTGAGCGCAAGTCAAGCTTAAGCGGGCGCGTGTAGGATTCCACACGGGACTTCGTGAAGCCTCGCGCGGGGGCGGGAAAGGCATACGACATATTGTTCTGTTCGGCTTCCGCCAGCGCTCGCAGATCGGCATCGCGGACGACCAACGGGTCCGTTATCGCCGGAACATAACCCCCGGCATACATGCCGAAGGGGGTATTGAACTCCTTGGCTGTGACCTCTGCAAAATACTTGCCGAAGACTTCGTGGTGGGCCTTCTGCGCTGCGGGTTTCATGGACTCCATGAGATTCCACACGCCCTGCGCGAAGTCGTAGTCGGTCTTCGTCAGTGTCCCGCGATCCTGCATGCGCGCGATGAAGGTGTCCCACTTCGTCGTATTGAGCGAACCGTCTTCGTTCTCAGTGGCCCAATGCCGACCCAGCAGCAGCTTGCGTAGGTTGCTCTCATTGCCGGTGTGCAGCAGCGCGTGCAGGAGTTCGGCCTTGCCCATGCCGCCCTCGCCGGCACCGAATGTGTAGCCAAGTTCCGGGGCTTCGATCAACTGGCGCGTCAGTGTGGGTTCAATCGTCCGCAGCAGTTCCTTGTATGCGCGAAGGTAACGCGCCTTGTCGGCGCGATACTTCGTCGCGGCCTCGCTGATGGGGGACCACATGAACTTGCGGAACGGGCCGGTGTTGCCGCCGTCCTTCGCATCGACCCAATTCTCCACGCGCGTGAGCGTACCGATGAATCGGTCGAACTTCATGTGTCGCTTCTCCGATTCCGTCACGGCGCTGTTCTCGCCGGGTATGACGGTCGGGATGCCAAGCTGGTCGATGCGGGCATAGAGTTCGTTCTGCGCATCCTGCAAAGACATCAGCTTACCGTCAATCTCGATCTGATGAGCGCGCTTGGCGAGGAACCACAAGCCTTCGATTTCCCCCGCAAGCTCACGAGCATCAGCGACAGAGAGTTTCTGCCAGTTCTTTGCGGTATTGGACAGACCAATGATTACGTCGGTCAGCGATGCGGCCAACTCAGGGTCGAGACGCTTGACGACTTCCAGATATTCCTGCGCGCGCTTACCCTTCGAGCCGATGTCGAACTCGGACAGAATCGCGCGAGTAGTCGCCACCAACTCGGCATCACGGCTCTTGACCGCAGCCGAATCTTCCTTGTACGACGCGATGGCATGCAGGCGGTTGAATATGCCGCGCAGTTCCTTCTCGGTCTTATAGGCTTCCTTGGCTGACACTTGGTTGATGAGTGCCGTCCGCTTGTACGCAGCGGCTTCATCCCGTTGGCCCTTGCGCAGAGCTTCCTGCGCCGCCTTGTTCGCGCGCACTTCCGCCGCCGCGTACTGCATCGGCTTCAGCGTCTTCATCGTCTTGGTCGCAATGCGCTGGCGTGCAAATTCCTTCGCCGCCTTCAGCAGCACCCTCGGCGCCCCGATCTTGTTGTTGAGCGCAGCGAGTTCCGTCGCCAGCAGGCGCGAGTGCGCGTCGTTGTGGATCGCTTCATCCGCCGCCTTGGCAAGCGCTTCGGGCGAATTCAGATCGCCGTACTGGTCGAGCATGCGCAGATCGGTTTGCGTCTCGATCTCTTCGTTCATCTTCGGCGCGGAGACGAGTTGCGCGATCATGTCTTCGCCGGAACGGAAGCCCAGCATCGACGCCACCGTGTCGGGGCTCAGCCCCTCCGTAGCCAGCATGCCGGTGTTGCCGTAGCCAAGTGTTTGCCAGACAGGCGCGGCTTCCTTCGGGTACATCGCCTGCACGTCGGAGATTTGCAGCTTGTGGATTTCCTGCTGCACCACGTTGCCTTCTGCGTCGATGATCTCGCCGGAACGCAGGAAGCGCATCGCCCTATAGACCGGCGATGCCGCGACTTCCTTGGCGACTTCGGCTCTGACCTCACCACGCTTGCTGCGGGCGTCCGCTTGCAGTTCCTTGATCGTCCGGTCGTAGGAGTTGCGCATCCATTTCATGTCCCGCAGGCTGCGGGTCCGCAGCATGGCTTCGGCATCATCCTGTTGCTCGCGCGTGAGCGCGGTGTATTCCGCGAAGTGTTGCTCGTCCATGCCGGCTTCAACGGCGTTCTGGAACAGCGCTGAGTAGTTGCGCGTCTCGTTCGCCACCTGTATCGCTTCGTCGGTGGCGAGCATGCGGTCCATGACGGCCGACACGTCAGGGGTCAGCGTAGCGCCGGTATGCGTCGCCACGAAATCCTTGACGGAACCATACACGCGACGAAGGAACGACGCGAACCGCTTGAACATCGATTCGAGTTCGAGACTCGGTGCCTTGTTGCTGAACAGGTATTGCTCGAAGCTCTCGGCAAACTTCTCATGGTGCGGCTTCTTCTGGTCGAATGGCATGGCGTTCCACGTTGCCGCATCGGGAATCCCGAACCACTTCAGCAGCGTGTTCATGTCATCCACGATAGCCTGCGGAGCGGTCCCGCTGGCGGCAAGATCGCTATACACCGTCAGGAAAAAGTGGCCCGTTTCGTGAAGGAACGAGGACAGGTTCGCGTTCGCCAACAGGCGCATGTCCAGCGTCTCGGGGTTGAAGCTGGCGATTTTATCTGCGGTGGGAGTGTAAGGAACGAGCGAATTCGATTGTCCTAGTTCGTTGCTATCGATCCCCATGTCGAGCTTCGTGCGCGGGGCAGCGAAGTTGAGGTTGATGGTGAAGTGCGATCCATCCGGCAGCGTCGAGTAGAAGTCCGAAGGTTCGGTGGCATGCACCGTCACGCCGGTTGCAGGCGTCACAGAGCCATCCTGATAGACCAAGCCCTGCCGGGTCAGGACCGACTCTTGGTTGAATTCCTTGCCCAGCGCCAGCGATTGCTCGGGTGTGACTCCGAGGATGACGTAGGGGTTCCCGATGTTGCCGTACTTGCCCCTGATCTGGAAGTGTGCGAGACCGAGTTGATCGAGTCGAGCCGACAGGTCCGCGTTGGCCTTGGCATTCGCTTCCTCCGACGCGCGCAAGCCCATCGGGTTTTCCGCCGTCATGATGGCCCATTGAGACGAGCCCAGCACGTCCCGAATTCCGTCACGCGTGAAGGTTGCCTCGGTCGCTACCGGCATGCCTTGGTGCAGTGTGCCGCCCTTCTGATAGAAAGCTGCGGGCAGGCGGTGCTCGTCCGCGAGCTTGTTGAACGCGGCGACAACTTCCTTGTTGTACCCCTCCGCTGAGAGAACGGCGCGTGCCTTCTCCAAGCTGGCGTCGTGAATATACTGGTGGCCGGCATCCTGCGATCCGACCGAGGTAGCCACGTCGGCAACGTGCAGGACTTGCGCACTGAAGCTGAGATAGTCGCTCGTCGTGGGATACCCACCGCCGACCTCTCGGTGGTGGTCGCGCACAATCTCCGCGATCTTCTGCGGTACCCCCGCTTGCAGCAGCGCCGATGCGCCGGCCTCGGGGTGGGTCTGCATCTGCGTGCGTTCCTCGGGCGTCAGCGCCCGATCAGCAGTCAGCAAACCTTCGGGAAGCGTGCCCTTACCGATGTCATGCACCAGCGCGGCCAGCGCGATCTCCACCCGGTTCTGCGCCGGGACGCCGAGCGCCTTCGCCAGTTCGTTCGCCAGTGCGGCAGTCGTGTGCTCGTGGATGACCGTGCCGGCATCCGTCGAGCCGTGCTCGATGCCAAGCACCTTGTTGGCGAGTTGGCGGTAGTACAGGATGTTGGCCTTGTTCAGCGGCGCCCCCTGTGGGCCAAGCACATTCAGCTTGTAGCCTCGGTGTTGCTGCCCCGTGGCGTCTTGCCAACCGTTCATCATTTGCAGCGGAGTGATGCCCAGCCTGTTGGAAGTCACCGCGAAGAAATCACTGATGAGTTTCGAATAACTGTTCTTTACCTGCGGCCCGAAACGGCCGTTGAGTTGGTCAAGTTGGTCGGAGATAAATTGCTGGACTTGCTTCGTCTCGGCTTGGAACTGTTCGTTCTTCGCCTGTTCTTCCAGCACGCGACCGGCTTCCTCTTGGAAGTAGGCGTTCGCCTTGTCGCCTGCCGCCTTCGTCTCAGCCAGCGTCGGGGAATCCGGCGTGACGCGCAGATTATCCACGATAGTCTGTTCTACGCCGGTACCACTCAAACCCTGTAAAAGCTCACCCACCGGCAGTTCAATGCCGACACCGGGCATCGGGCCGCGCTCATATTGCGCCGCCGCAGAGGGCAGCACGTCCTTGACATCCAGCCCTGCACTTTCCAGCGTCGTCTTCAGGATCGTCGGGTCGATGGTCACGGTCTGGTCTGGAGCGACGGACTGGAAGAATTCCTTCAGCGTCTCGGGCGCGTGCTTCAGACTCTCGGCTGCGGTACTGAACAGCGATGACATTGTGTTGGCATTGTTCTGCGCCTGCGCGGTTTCGGCAAGCGTCTTCCCTGCGTTGGTCTGCACGCGGCGATAGAAAGCGCCGCCCATTGCGGCGCCCATCAGCCCCCCGGACAACCCGCCCAGCGTGGCCTGTTCGCCCACGTTCTGTGTCAGGGGCTGGTTGGGGTCCGCATACTGCTGAACGCCCAAGTTAGTACCGAACTGTTCGCCGCCACTTTGGACGAATTCGGTCGGGGCCTCCTGTGAGATGCCACGGCCAACAGACCGCAGCCGCCCACCCTTGCCGCCCGCCACAGCGGTACCAAGGTACCGGTCCCCCAAGGCGCCAAAAACAGAATCGAAGGCGAAGGCCACCGCGAACGAAACAGTCGCGCCGCTGTCCGCTACCTGCGCTTGTGCCCGCAATTCCTTCTCGCTTTCTGGCATGTCCTGCGGTAACGCGTTGTAAGCGGCTTGGTACTCCGGGGACGCCTTCAGTGTGTCGAGCGGCATCGACATGATCTGCCCGCGAGTCTGTTCGTACTGCTGCCCCGCGCCCTGAAGACCTTCGGCTATGCCGCCCGCGATCATGGCGGTACGTTCAGCCGCCACTGTTGCGCCCTTGGTGGCAAGGGCCACCGCTGTGCCTTCCGACGCGCCCCCCTGTATGGCGGAGGCATAGATGGCCGAGCCAGCCGTCAGCGCGGCCTTCTTTGCGAGCAACGACACCGGCCCCATCGTGGCGACGGTACCGGGCAGCGATTCCGTAGCGGACAGCGCCAGCTTACGGGGGTCCGTCCAAGCCTCGCCAAACAGACCCCCGGCCTTGCGCAGTTCAAGGAGTTTGGGGATGGCCCCGCCGATGCCCTCCGCGAAGACGTTCTTCCATGTGACTTCATCCCCGAAGAAGTTCTTCTTGTTGGACGCCACCGATGCCGGGGTGTATTGGGTTTCCAGTTCGGCCCGATTCTTCTCCAGAATATCGCGCACGGCTTGGGTGCTCTTGGTGCGCATGTCCGTAAAGAACTGAGGAAGTGCCCATTCGGCTACTCTGGTCAGCGGCATGGTCTGGTGGATAACCGTGGCAAGGCCCAAGACGGTCTGCGGAATATCCACTGTCGTACCTATGTGCAGTGCAGTCATCAGGTCGCCGACGATGGAATCGTTCTTCTCAAGGGAAGTGATTCCCTTCTCCATCGAAGAGAGATTGCCCACGTCATTGCGAGCGATCCCGGCATTCACCGGGTTCAGCAGGAAGTCCGCCGTCTTCGGGGCATCAGTCACAAGCCCGGTGAAGTCCGTACCCACCAAGGCCCTATGCCGCGCCGCCTCTTCAGGATCGGAGTGCAGGGCTTGAATCGGGATCATCGTCGCCTTCGACAGCGCTATATCCTTGGCGAACTGTTCGGGTGCGGTGCTGGCGACGTTGGAGAAGTTGTTGCGCAGCACCGATTCCTTATAGGCCTGCTCTCGCTGGATGAAGCTGTCGATGCTGGACTTAAGTTCGAGTTCGGAGGCCATTACTTCATACCCAATTGGAGTTGTTTGTAGAGGGTGAGGATTTGTGTGTTCGTAGGCGCGGGAATACCGCCGTCCTTCAGCTTCTTCTTCAGTGTGCTTACCGCTTCCGCAGGAACGTCATCGAACTTCATGGTCATAATGTTCGTGACGGACACGCCGCCACCCGGCATCCAATCCGGCAGCGGGTACCCTAGGAACGAGTTCTGGAATTTGATGTTGTGGGTGAATTGGTCATTCACGACTTGCTTCATTTCCACGTCAGTGAGTTGTCGCCCCAACCGCTTTTGCCTGTCAAGGACCGCCTGTTCCAGAACGCCCTGTGCGGAATTAATCTGCGCCTCCCACACCCTGTTGGTGCCCTTGTCCTTCGGGGGGTATATCTCCAGCATATCGAACCGCGACGTAAGCAGTGAATGCACAGCGCCTGAATCCACCGTCTCTGCGGCCTTGACATCGCCGCCCAACCGCGCCGACCGTTGCTTGTCGAAGCGGTTCCAGTCATATTCAGATAGTTGTGTTCTAACCGGGCCATTCCATGCTGCATTAGGGATACGGGCGAGGTAATTCGGATCAGAATTTATGTTCGTCAGAAGACCTTGGTTGCTGTCGCGCGGAGCACCACTGATGTGCTTGGCGAAAACCTCGCGCATCTTGTCTTGGTTCTGCATCGGCAATTTCGACAATAATTCAACAGGTATTTCTTGAAAGGTCTTGCCTTGATTCATATAGCCATAGAGCTTTTCCTCGGTCTGTTCAATCTCCGACTTCCGCCCTTCCTTCATAAGGTCGATGGAATGCTCAACTTGTTTGGTTGCCTCCGCAGCCAGATCGGGGCGACCTGGATACCGCTTCGCCATTTCAATTTCAATGTCTTGCTTGCTCGGGGCCACGATGTCGGGTTGTGCCTTTATCTCAGCCATGACCTTCTTGACATACGGCTTCGTCTCGCTGGGTTTCGGAAGGAAGTCGAGGAAGGAAAAGTCGTTCGGGTCCGCGCCCATTGGCAACACGGGATCGACACCCGAACTCTTCAGTTTCATCGCGGCATCGAACTTTTTCTTGGCCTCGATGACATTCTTCTCGCCGGTATTGTATGCCGCGACGATTTCCTCAGCCCTCGGGAATATCTTTATGAGTCGCGCCAAGTGAGCTTGTTGCAGCGCGTCGTGATACTGCCGCCCCGGTGTGCCGGGTCTGGTGTCCCCATAGAACAGGTTCTCATCCCATGGTATGCCGGCTTCGGCTGCATCTTGCTTCGCGGAGGACGGCATAATCTGGTGCGGACCCACCGCTTGTTGCCCCTTCATGGGACCAGACTGGATAACCGGGCCGCGAATCTGCGCTTGCGTGTCACCCAAACCACCAGACTCCCCTGTGGTGATCGCCGCCGCGAGGCCCGTCTTTCCAAGAACGACGTTTTCCAACTTGCGGGTGGTGGTTTGCTGAGGATAGACCTTGTTCGTTAGGAAATCCGCCGATCCACTTTGAACGCTAAAAGCGTCTTCCTGTTTGGTGATCTGGTCGGCCAATATGAGTTTTTTGTCGGGGTCGATGGAGAATGAGTTCTCGTCGAATATCTGCCGTGCGCGCTTCACGTCGCGGTTGTCCAATGCCGTGACGACGGCAGCCACCAGCATGGGGGACTGCACCTTGCGCCGCATGGCGCTGATGGTGTTCATACCCTCGGGGGTGTCACTGGTGATACCGCGTTCGCGCGCCGTCTGTTCGACTTGCTTGTCCAAGAGCATCTGTTGTTGCTCGAACTTGGCGGGATCGTTCCACGACGACGCCCCGATGCTCGCGATGGTATCGACATTGCCTTTCTGAACGATCTCTTTGTATTTGTCGGCTTCCCCCATCGAATGCCGCAGGATGTCCGATTGCAGGCCCAGCACTTCGTTGTCGGCGTGGGGCTTCAGCATCGCCTGCTGCGTCGGAGACAGGTTCGCCATGATGCCCGTCACCTTCGTGTCCAGTTGATCCTTGTACCCGCTCAGGTATGTCGGGCTGAGGACGTTCCCGCCTTGCACCTTGAGCGCGCCATTGTCGCCCATCGTGAGATCGAACCGAGCTTGTCTGATCTGCGTGAGGGCGTCTTGCGCCTTGAGCGAATCAAGCTTTGCTTGCTCTTGCTTCTTCAGCGCCTCTATCTCGACCGTGCGCCGTTCGACTTCATTGAAGATCATCTTGCCGGCTTGTTGCAAGGCTTCGCCAGTATAGACATCCGGCTTGACCTCGGTGGGAACCTGCCGGGTAGTGTGCTGCATGGCGACCGGCACATCGACAACACCCCGCGAGGGGCGAGGAATGCTTACACCATAGTCTTCGGGGGCGGGTAGGCGGGCCATGGTTACTTGTTCCCGTAGGGATCGGAGGGGGCAAGGCGGGAGAACATGGTGCCCGCCGTCGCCGCGCCGCCGATGAGCGTCGCGGTCGCGCGGTTCGATGCATCGGCTATACCGGCCGAACCTTGGTTGCCGGCAGCGATCCGCTCGATGTTGCCCGTGTTGTACGCTTCCGTTTTCATGATGTTGCCTTTGCTCAGAGCGTCGTACAGCGCGATGTCCCCCTGATATCGCAGTCCCTTGGCCTTCTCTGTGCCGGCATACATGCTGTACCCGGCCTGCAATTCACCTTGGTTGAGGATGCCCGACATGAGGGATTCGCTCAAAGCACCGCCACCGGATGCTGCGGCCACTGCCTGCGCCCGCGAAAGCATCAGGGTGGCCTTGTGCCGGTCTTCGATGGCCTGTCGCTGTGCCATGGCCTCTTCCTGCCCGGCTTGATAGTCTAGTTGCTTCTTGTTGGCTTCGGCCGAAATACGCATCGACTCGGCGTTGGCCTGCGCGATGGCGTTGGCGTTGGCGGCGTTAGCGTTGGCAACGGCCTGCGCGTTGGCGGCGTTGGCGGCTGCGGCTTCTTGCATCGCGTCGGCTTGGCTTCCCGCTCCCGCAAGAGAAAGTATGGTGCTACCGATTGATATAGCCGTGCCCAGCGACATAGCACTTGCCGCTCCCGCCGCTATACCAGCCCCAGCGGCTGTTGCCCCGGCAGCGGCCCCAGCGGCTGCCCCCGCCCCCGCCATTGCTGGAAATAAAAAAGCCATTAGTGTCCCCTCACGAAAATTTCGTCGCCCTCGGAGTTGAACTGCCCCGAAGGTCTCCATCCGAGTTTGACTAGGAAGTATGCGGCCGTTGGTTTGTTCTTGTCGGGTACCGCGTATATAGACCGCTTGTATTCGGCTATAAGTTCAAGCAGCATCCTACTCCCCCTTACGATGGCTTTCTTATTTCTCCTGCCCTCGGGGGTAAGTTCGCTGAAGGCCACGAGTCGGCCTCCTTCGTAACTGACACCGCCAACACCCAACAGCCTACCATCGACCTCTCCAGCAAAACCACGCACAGATTGCGGTATCGCTATGCCATCGGAGAAGCATAGCAAATCCGCTTTAGTCAGCGGGCGGAAGACGATCTTACTTGTCATGGCCTGTCACCGAGAGGATCGCTGCGAGCACCGTGCAGGCGCGGGGGCTTTCCGCGTGCAGAAGCAACCGCGCGTTGTTGCTCCAATTCCCCTCCACAGGAATGCTGTCGGCGCGGTAGCTTGACCAGATCGAGTCCTGATCCACCGCCGCGCCCTCGTTGTCGATCAGGGGCATGGATGACATGTAGTTTGCATCCATGCCGAAGGTGATCCCCTGCGCGTGCGTGTCCGCGAGGATCAGGCCGACGTGGTGCAGTTGTTGTTTCTGGCTCAGAAGAATCTGGCTCGCATCCGCGAACGGGGCGCTCGTGAAGTCGGCTTCATACGGCAGGCCGATGTACGCCGTCGTCACAGCCTCGGACAGCGTAATCGCGCCGCTTGCTACGGTGTAGGTGCCAAGGTCTTTGCTGTTGCCCCACACCGCGACAGTTTCGCCTTCCAGATGCGACAATCCAGTAACCGCCGTGGTGGCTGCACCACCGCTGGTGAAGGTGTAGGTGCTGTCCGTCAGGATCGTGCAGGCGGCGCCCTTGGCTTCGCTTTCGAGCGCCCACTTTTCAAGGTAGCGCTTGTCGGTCCCGTTGATCGTGCGCTTGACGAGGTAATACACCACGTCTTCGCCGGACCCCGGCAGAACGACGGCATCCTCCACCACGCCGTCCGTCTCGTACAGCACCCAGCACGTCACCTTCTCCAAACGGTCATGGATCATGATCGCCACCTTGCCGTCCGTGCGGACGCAGTGGATGCGGGTGTCGGGGGTGCGTTGCACCGCGATGTGAAGAATACCACCCAAGCCAACCTCGGGCACGATGGCCGTTAGGTCTTCGGCCGAGTAGTTCAGGCTGTACGGGTCCATCTGAAGTTCATACACGCGCGCACCGCCGCGCTGCACGAACACACCACCGCCGTCTATCTTCACCGCTCTGGTAGAAGCGGAACCCAACGTAGAAGACGACTTCATACTGAACGCTGTGGGGGTCAGCGGTTCATCCAGCGAGCTAGCCTTGGCCGTCAGTTCCGCACTCTGCGCCCCAACAATCAAACAGGTCAGAGGAAGCAACCAGTTGATCCTATCCACCGGGCCGGAGCCGATGCTCCGCGTAATCGGGCCAGAGTCTCCCTCTACCGTATCGTCGAAACTAGTGAAGTCGTCCGATACCGAACCTGCGATCAAATCCTTACCAGCCCACCAAAGCCGCCCGTCGTGAAACGCTACAGAAGAGGGGTATCCACGTCTTGGCGACCACTCCCCTTCCCACCAGGTATCCGTGGCGGTCGTGCTACCGAAATTCTTCACCACATCAACACTTACCACCGTTGAACTTGTGAAGCCTGTGACCACACAAATCCCTTCAATGGAGCCTGCCGCGTAGGCTAGACCCGCAGAAACTGAACCGGACGTGAAGTTCCCGGTTTTGACTCCTAGGCGATAATATATGATCTGATTGTCGAGGGTATCGTCGAACGACTTTATCGTATTTACCGTATAGTCCTCGACATCCGTCCAATCGCCCACATCCCCAACAGACCGCTGCAAGGTAACGGTAGCGGACCAAGTACCAGATATATTTACCGCGAATATGCGTCCGCTGTCTATCCCCGTTACTCTGATAGGATCAGTGAATATGTTCTCGGCCGTGATGGGACTCACCACATTCTGACCAGACGAGGATAGGCGGTACAACGACCCAACATTCGTGGTCTTAAACGTCGGCTTTGATGCGGTAAGAGACGTACTACCGGACAACGCCCCCGCCGTAAGCGTAGTCAGTGTCGTGTTCATAAATCTAAAAGGCCCATCACTGGACACATAATCCACGACCGACCACGACCTTGCCGCCTGCCGTTCTATGCGCTGTTGGCGGTACCCATAGCAGGCACAAAACACAACGTCGCCAGATTGATCGAAGCGAACGTCCTTGATAGTGGAGGCAGGCCAAATTGTGGTGAGAGACACAACCCCCGCAGACTCAACGGCGACTGAGTTAATCAAAGCGGTTGTCGGGCTATTTGATGACAACCGAATCCAGAAATTCCCCGTCGGGGTAAAAGCGATAGAGTGCGCCCCCGGCCCGAGGGCGATTGCGTCTATGTAATCCACGCCCCCCTGCGTCGAGCCAACACGAAGAACCACGTTGCTTCGAGCGACAAATATTGCTAGGCCATGCTCCTTATTTTGGTCACCAGCGGCAACAGTTATCTGCTGATCCCGCATGGCGGAAGCGGTCCCGTTGCCTATTAACGCAAGGCTTCCACCGCCCAGCGCAGACCATGAGGAAACTCCACCCGATTCGTCGCTGTCCGTCCAGCCAGTAAGATCGGTCGTGAATTCGCCATTCGACACGGCGGACGAGACGGCCACGCGCGTCAGCGGCGTATCGTTGATGAACACGCGCAGGCGATAGTCCGTGAGTTCCAGCAGCGCGGTGTCGTCGGTGGAGAATACGAAGGGGAGATACACCCCAGCGGCGTACATATATGTGTTGCCGATCAGGCGGGTACCGGGGCGCAGCATCATCGCGCCAAGCACGCGGGGCATCCAGTTGGTTTGTACTTCCGCCGAGAGCGCCATGCGCTTCAGATCGACGCGGGCCGTAGCAAGCGGGGACACCATCCCCCGGTTGAAGGCCAATAGAACCGGGTGGGTTTCCATGGTGCCGTTACCCTATGAGTTGGTTGCGACTTCCCCGATCCTGAGTGCCGGAACTGCCCCCGCGTCTCGCGCGAACGAGGCGCCCTGCGGGCGGAAACACGGTCGGGCCTTCCATTGCGTCGGAAGATTTGGCGTCCGAGAGAAGACGCTTTGCGAGCGAGAACAGCGATTGCTGGTCTTCGTTGCTCTGGTTCAGCTTCTTGCTGATCTTGAATGCCAGATAGGCATGCACATACTCCACGAAGTCAGCGGGCCAGAGCGTGTAGTCGCTGCCGTAGTCGGCGTGGTTGCTGACGTACCGAAGGTAGATCGGTTCGAGGTCGGTGAAAATGTAGTTCTGTTCCTTGTTGTACTGCAAGATGGGGCACTTGAAGAACTCGTCCGAGCACAACGCAACGGTGCGGATATGATCGGTGGGAATCTCGTAGGCGTAGGCGAAACCAAAAGAGGGTTCCACCGTCGTGTCGGCCAGCAATTCCACGCTACGGGTAGCGAACTTCCACTGCCCCGCACCAAGAACGTAATCGACCGCCCCTCTGTTCCACACGGAGTCGAGGTAACGCCGGGGGGGGCAATTCTCTGTCAGCGACGCGAGATCACGTTCCCCTGCGACTTGCAGGGCGCCGTTGTAGAGTGAGAGGCGGTCGGTCATGGTGTTATGCCAGTGCGGTTTCTTGTTCGGTCACGTACTTCTCCGCGTCCTCGCGGGCAGTGCCGCCCTCGAACACGACAGACTTGTCCGACTTCCGCACCGCACTCCATCCAGCACGCCCTCGGAACTTGATCTCGAATTCCGATTCGGTGGAAGCCGGCGCAGATGCGGTCTTGAATTCGGTGTATTGCAGGATGGCGACGCGCAGGCCGGTTTCGGTCTTGCCGCGCACCATGAGACGCAGGTACCATTCCCCGTTGCGGGGGATGACTTCGATGATGGCGCCCAGCTTGGCGCCCTTGTCCTTGGCGACGTGTGCCCAGCATTCGGGGGCGAGCAAGTCTTCGGCGGACACAGAGGCATCCACTTCGACCCGGTATTCCACCCGCTTGAACTCGGCCGGGGTGAAGTCTTTTTGCAGGACTTTGAACATGAAGGTTTCCTTGTGAAAAACCCTCCTGAGTAAAATTACTCAGGAGGGGCTGCTGCGTTGAACTGCGATTAGTCGGAGTTGGTCGCGCTGCCGACCACGGTGCCATCGCTCAGATCAACAGCACCGGGGTAGGTGCTGGACACCGTGACAACCTTGTGGGTGGTCAGTGCTGTCGCGTCCGTGGTGGAGTCCTTGTGGAACACCACGTCATTGACCTTCATGCCGAGCGCGCCGCCATTGGTGATGAAACCGCTGGCATCGACTGCGGCGGTAGCATCCGCCGAAGTGTGGTACCAGAAGCTCACACCGCCGCCGCCGAGCGCCTGCATCAGAAGGACCGGGGGTGCCGAAGTGGAATATGCCATGATTCTATTTCCTTTCCTTGATGATTACTGCGCGGCGTAGGCCGAGCCGTCATGGTTGATGATGACGATACCGGCGTTTTGCAGGAGCTTGGACCCCATGTACGCCGTGGTACGGGCGTAGCTGTAGTCCTGTTCCTCGTCGTAGCCGATGGCCGTGGCGAGCTTTTCGGTATTGACGCAGTGGCCGATGGCGTTCTTGTGGTACATGATGCACTTCTCGGCAGCCGTGCCCGCGCCCGACAGGTTCGGATGCACGATCCAATTCACGCCGGCCCACCGGAACATCGTCAGGTTGGACGAGAACGGCTTGTTGCTGACGTAATCGACGCTGGTGAATTCCTTGCACTGCATCAGGTAGGCGTATGCGGCCGGCGTGATGAGGCAGGAAATGTTGCCGTCGATGGGCACAGCGTTGTTGCCGAGAATCGTGATGCCGTACATCGCCAGTTCGAGACTGAACTTTTCGACGGTGCCGGTATCCTGCGTGCCGTCTTCGAGCGCGTCGATGATGTCGGCGTCGATCTTGCGGTTGATGACCGCCATGCTGTTCATCTGCATGATGCGCCGGCCATCGCCCTGCGACGTGTAAATGTTGAAGCTGGTGCGGCGACGCAGATCGTGCCATTCCACCAGAGTCGCGGAGACTTGGGTGAGGTTGTCGGCCTTCGCCGGGATCATACCATTGGTGCCGCGCGTGACCGCTTCGGCGCCGTCCGAGTCCGCGACAAGGAAGGTGCAGGTGTTGGCTTGGATGTCCGCGTCGGTCGTGACCGTGCCGCGAACGAGGGATTGGCGTTGCTCGAAACCGGCGATGAACTCTTCGCGGTACCGTGTTTGTGCAGCAGTGTCAGCCATGATGTGAATCTCCCGAAAGGGTTGATGAGTTATCGACTCATTTGCCTATGGGGTATCCAACTTTGTCAGGGGCCGGGGTGTCCTTGCGGGGCCGGCTGCGCTTTTTGTTGGGGCCGCAGCTTGAGTAGCAGGCGTATTTGTACCATTACCCAACTTGCAAGTCAAAACTGTGCCCTTAAAGAGAAAGGGCGCCGAAGCGCCCAATCCCTAGACTAAAGGATCACCCCCCTTCAGCAGTTGTTTCCTTGCAGCACCGTGAAACGCAGCACGCCCGATGTGTGCGAATTGACATCGAGCCGGATCGCCTTGACCGGGGTGGTCAGGCCGACATCCGAAGAGTCCGTCTTCGCCGCCATCGTACCGTCGTTGTAGGCGACTTGAACCGTGGCGTTGGTATCGACTTCATCGTATGTCTTTTCGAGGTCGTAATTCGCGGACCCCGAGACGAGAACCACGCCGACGCCTACTGAGAAGTGCGATTGCAGGTAGTTGAGGACGACCCATGGCGTTGATGCCAAGGCCGACCACCCGACATCGAAGGTGTCGGCCCCCGTCGTCGCACTGACCGCTACCGAGGTAACCGTCTTGAAGCGCTTGGTGCTCGTCACTGTGACGTTGCCGTTCGGGCCGATGATCGTGTTGGTGATGGCAACGTCATTGGCATCGGTGCCCGTGATGGTGAAGTTCTTGCCGCTGTGGTTCGTCACCGCGTTGCCAAGAATCGTGACCGGGTGCGCGCAGTCATCCGTCCCGACATCGTTGGATGTCAGCGGGATTTCCCCGTCCGCGTAGGCTGCGCCGCTTGTCAGACCGTGCGGCGCCGCCGCCGATAGCTCATAGACCCCGGTGAAGGTGGTCGAGCCGTGCTTGATTTGTGACATGATTTAGCGCCCCTTTCCTTTTTCCATTGCGCGTTGGAGTTCGAGGTAGCGATCCTGCATCTTCGCCGCCTTCGGACCCTTCCAGTATTCGGAGTTCGTGTCGCCCATGAGCTTGCGAATTTCCGCCATTTCCGATTCCACGGCTTGCACCGCGTTCGTGCCGCTGCCCGGTACGACCGAACCGATGGGGTTCATTTCGCGGCCGAGCGAGACGACCCAACGTGCGAAGTTCGGGCTATCGCCCAGCAGCGTGCCATCAGGCAGGAACGCCTGCGTCAGTTCGCGCTGCACTTCCGGGGGCGCGCTGGCGACGAAGTTGTTGGCGATGGTGATGTTCTTCCGGTAGTCGGAGCCGTACTCTTCCCGCAGCACGTCTTCCGTTTCCTTGACGCGCTCCGCGATCTTCTGCAACTGCGCGGCCTTGCCTTCCTCTTGCTTGTTGAAGTACCACGCCAGCGCCGATTTCACTTCCTCGGGCTTGTAGTTGCTCTCGTGCGCGACCTTCAGGAAGTCATCGACGAAGGGCTTGTCGTTTTCCCCGAAGACCAACCCGTTCGGCATCGACAGATCGTAGCCCTGTGGCGTATCCGGGATGCCGTTCTCCGCGCGCCACGCCTTCAATTCTTCGGGCGTTGCATCGGCCTTGAGGGCGGTCTTGAGTTGTCCGCTGGCGATCTTGTCTTGGGCGGCGATGAGGGCATCGGCAAGGGCCTCGGGGGAGGCATACCTTTCGAGTCTCTTGAGCCGCTTCTCGTCGCCCTTTGCGGTGCGTTGCCGCCAGTCCTCGGGCCAGACGCCCGGCTTCTCTGCGGGTTCGGCATCGCCTGTCTTTGTTGCCGGCGCTGCTGCCTTTTGTTCATCCGGGTTCCCCTCGGTGGCTTCAGTCGGAGCCGCCTTCGCTTCGGTGGCGGGTGCTGCCGCCTCAGTGGTTGCCGCTGTCGTGCCGGCCTCAACAGCCGGGGTGCCGCCAGTTTCTTCAGCCATTTTGCGTTGCCTTTCTAAAGATGCTTGGGTTGAGTTTCAGGAGCTTGACTACTTGCCGGCCAACATGCCGACGACCTTCTGCGAACGCCGATTGGCGGTCGCCCTCGGGTTGGTACGTCATGGCGTAGGTCATGCATGCTTCATTGACCAGCCATGTCAAAAATCTCTTCTGTTGATCGGGCGTCGCTTCCCCCTTCTCAAGTGCCTGCACCGCCGACAAGACCGGCAGTGTGTAGTCGCATGCGAGGTAGAAGGGCACCTTCTTAGCTGCGTTTGCCATAGTTCTTTTCGACTTGGTTGAGTAGGTGGGACAGCATGTAGCAGAAGGGTTCGCCGTTGGCCTCGCGCGGGTCGATGCCAATGCGCTGGAATACGTCGAGAATCAGGTGGCTCAACTCGTGCGAGAGCGTGTCTCGGTCGTCGCCCCATAGGAGGTAGGAATACCCCTCGTCGTCAGCCTGCCAAGCACAAATGCCGTCCGTAGTCTCGTATATGTTCGCCGCCCTCTTGAACAGCAGGGCATGCGCCTTTACGAAGTCCTTGCGGTTCCGCGCCAGAAACGCCCTGCCGGGGTAGGGGAGGATCGATAGCTCCTTGATCTTCATACGACACCCCCTCCCCCACCACCCTCACCGACCGTGGGCGACGCTTCCTTGACCGTCTTGGCGACATCCGCGCCTTGCTGCATGAGTGCCAGCTTTTCGGACAGCGCTTGCTTCTCTTGCTGTTGGCGTAGCATTTCCGCCACGGTGCCTTCGTCGCGCAGCCAGTCGTTCGGAATAGCTGCCGAGAGTGCATCACGGGTTGCCTTTTGACCATCAACCATAAACACGATGGACGGATCGAGTTGGACAGCGGTAGCGATGATCTGCTGCGCTTCCATGAACTGCGACACCTTGATCTTCTCCACGGCGTCATGCAGCGGCGACTCGAACGTGAAATCGAATTCCTGTCCTGCCAACTCGGCAGGGATAGATCGCCGCGCTTCGGGCGAATTGTGGATGATGAGGTCGAATGTGCCCTCGGCCAGTTGGCCGTTGTAGTCCGTCTCCATCGGCTCAAACAGCGGCAGTGCGTTGCGGATGAACTCCTGAATGCGCTGCCCCACTTCATACGCCGTCATGTCCCGCCCTTGGATCGGCGGCAGGTTGAGCTTCGACAGGTAGAAGGCGTCCGACAACTGCACGCGGATGTCCTGCATGGTTTCGAGGCCGAGTTGTACTCCCGACTTATCCACCATCTGTACCGCGCGCAAAACCTCCCCCAGCCGTTCGTCATACTCGGCATCGACGTAGGTGATGCCCCCGGCGAACAGGCTGACATCGCCCCGGATCGCTTCTTGCACCGCAACCATCGGGGGCGTTACCGCCTTCTCGCCGGCTTCCAACAGGATCGTCGTGACTTCTTGCAGCAGGCGCGCATCCGGCAGCGCAGCGACGACGGCGGGACTGTGCGCGTACTGCGAGCCACTGACGGTGCTCCATCGCGGGATCGCATAGCCCAGCGACCACATACCCGTCGCTTCCAGCATGTGCTTGTGTTCGATGTCGATGAAGCACGAGACGAAGGGCTGGCGCATCTTCTTGCCGCCCATCGACACGTACTGATCCATCGGCATGACACAGTGATAGACCTCGACCTCTTCGTAGAACTTGTCGTTGGAATACTTGTCCTTGATGTCTTGATGCACATCGCGCGGCCAGAGTTGCATGAGCACGGCAACAGTCGGCTTCCACTTGCGGTAGACCGTATCGATCTTGCCTGTGTAGTCTTCCATCCATGCGCAGTCACGCAAGTGCCAGCAGCGGTATAGCACGCCGTTGAACTCGCGGTTCATTTCATAGCTGATAACCGTCTGACCGAACGAGGCGAAGTCGTGGTCGCCTTCCTTGGTCGCGCGCACGAAGCCGGAACGCGAGTCATACATGGCGTTGCGGATGAATTTGCTCATCCACTCGAACCACTGTTTCGCCTTGGTGCTTTCCTTCTCAGGCCGACGCGACCGCATCTTCAGCCATTCCTTCGCGGTCGGGCGCGTCATGGACGTGATCGCGTTACCCAAGTCGCGCCGCACCATGATCGGGTAGCTGGTCGTCAGGTTGCGCGCCATGTCGGCGCCGAGATTGTGGCAGGTCGTGAAGTCCGCACGTTCGGGGTAGAAGTTGTCCGCGACCTCTTGCCAATACGACAGCAGCGAACAGCGCTTGCTGAATAGTTCGTCGCCTTGCTTGATGATGCGTTCAACATATTCCATGATCTTTAGCCCAGCGTGTCCGCGTCGCCCGATGTCAGGATCGTCGATTGCCTTCCGCCGCGCTGCGACGCCTTCGCCATGATCGCCTTCTTCTTGGCCGTGGTCGCCGCCGTGTCGGCCATCGGCACGGGCGCAGCGGTCGCGGCAGGCGCGGCGGGTACGGGCGTTGCCGGAACGGGCGCGGGCGCGGGCGCCACGATGATCTGCGGAGCCGGCTGCGATCCGCCGCCAAAGAAGCTGCTAACCGCCTTTGCAATGCTACCCATGATTATTTCCTCCTCAGTTGAGCCTGTTGCGCAGATCGTCCGACTAGGACAGCCGGTTTCCGCAGCACGTTAATGGATTTGAACCCACCTTGCAAATTCTCCTGCTTAATTCCCCGCGTGTATGCCATGACAACAGCATCCCCTTCGTCCGTGCTACGGCCAAGGCGTTTGCATACTTCTTCCTTGCTTTCAACCTCGATCATCTTGCTGTCGGGCTTGTAGGTAGAGGCGCACAGATCAGCCAGCAGCGTCGCGGACGGCGGCAGCATGATCGTCGATCCCCCCGGTTGGCCGGGGTCAAGCGCCTCCCTGAACTTCCAGATCGCTTGCGAGCGCGCATTCTTGAACCGCAGGCGCCCGCTCATGTCCTTGCCCACGCCCGCCGCTGCACCCTTGTAGCCACGTGGTTGTACGCCGTTGTCGGACAGTTGCTCGTACATCGACGAGCCATACCCACCGCCCAAATCGACGACCACTTCCGCGCCGTCGCGCCTGTGCATAATGACAATGCCCGCACAGTAGCGGCCAGCGCTTTCCTGCGGTATTTCCTTGGCGGGTACCCGAATGGTGGGGGCGTACCAGCCCCCATGACGGGGCGCGATGATCATCGGGTCGTTGCCACCACCCGACGCATCGACGCCCATGGCACACATCGGGACGCCTGCGGGCGGATTCTTCGTCCATCGCTCTTGGGCGGCACGTACCCAAACCGTCGGGATCGTCTGGTAGGCGCGATCCTTCAGACCCAAATCGAACCGCCCATTACGATACGCCTCCCGCAGTTCTTCGGGCAGGGCTGCAAGCGTGGCTGCGTAGTTCGTGGCCGCTAGGTCGGGGTTGTCGCTCAACTCCGCAGGGATGAACGTGCGGCTGAGTGCAATGACGTACTCCCCACCAATAAAGTGGGGGCCGAGTCCATCAACTTCAATCTCTTCGCCGTCGTCGTTCGTGGTGTAGTAGCGCAACTCGCCAACCTTGGCAGGATGCGGATGATTGGGGTCGAGCCATGCCGCCCAGCGCTTCAAGACCCACAGCCCTTCGGGTCGCGTCGGCGGGTTGCCTGCCGCCACGATACGGCAGCGCTGCCCCGGCCTGGTTGATCTGTTCCAACCGATGATGAATCGATACTGGCTCTCAGTGAAGTCGCTGACCTCATCGAAGCAGATCAGGTCATGCGGAAAGCCCTTGAACTTTTGCTTGTCGTCTTCCAGTTGGCAACCGCTGATCTCGATGGTGCGCCCGTCCAAGCGCCACATGCCATTCTGTCCTGACCAGCCATCGCGGTTGCCGATGATCTCGGCCATGCGCTCAACGAGGCCCGCCGCTTCCTTGTTGGTGCGTCGCAGCAGCAAAGCGCGTGTGTGCTCGGTCAATGACAGGCCAATCTCTAGGTCCGACTTGCCGCCCCCCGCTTGGCCCCCGTAGAAAATCTCATCCGCCATGCAGAAGTAGGCGTCCGTTTGCGGGCCGGGATTGGGTGTCCATAGACGTTTGCCGATGATCTTGTCGGCGTCCGCCTCTGCTGCGGCCAACTCGTCAGCGCTCATGCCCCCCAGCGCACGCAGCATCTCGGGTATGCGCGGCTCACTGCCCATTGTTCTTTCCCCGCTCGCAGTCAAGCTGCCAAGCCAGCATGTTCAGCAGCATATCGCGCCATTCGTTGTCCTGCCTTGTTGCCTGATCCTTGAGGTCTTGGCGTAGTTGGTCGGTGTTGAACGATCCACATTGCCTGATCTTCACAGTCGTCGCCTCGTCCTTTACAGTCGGTTCCTCGGGGGCGCCGTAGGCAACCTGCACGCCGATGCTTGCGAGCCACAGCACGACAGCCAGCGCAGCGCCTATGTACTTGGATTTCATAGCGTCGTTGCCAGCCGGGCAGTGATGCACATCGCCACGCTGCCGGAGTAGCACTCTTCCGGTTTGCATAGCCACAGGGGATACTCAGGCGCATCGACGCCATATGCCTTGAAGCCGATGTAACCGCCAAAACTTCCCAACTTCCACGACAGGAAGGGCAGCACGCGCCACGGGCAGAAGAAGCGCAAGACATGAGATGGGTAGGGGGGCTTGAACCAGTTCGTACCGAAGCCGATAGGTTCGGCCACATCCCCGCCCCGCAGTTCGAAGAACACGCCATTGCGAGAGGGGAAGGGGCCCGTGATTGGCTGCGTAGGGTCAGTTGAGAAACCACGAAGTATTTGCATGATGAACAGACGCCCCCTTATCGGGGGCGCCTTGGTTGAGCGCTACAGGTTAGAAGGCGTCGCCGTCCGCGCCACGGTTCATGCTGACATGGATGTAATCCACGTCCGCATTGATCGCACTGGTGCCGTCCGTGTTGCTGAACAGCACGACAGGCGTGAGGTCGGTAGCCGCAGTCAGCGCGGACGACATCGACGTACCCACTTGCACGCCGTTCAGGTAGAACGTCGCAACACCAGCCGTGCTCACTTCGATGCGATAGGTCGCATACTCATCGGCGACGGGCGCTTCGGTCAGGACTTGCGTGGTCGCGTCCGTGTTGTTCTTCACCCCGACGAGGAACAGCGTATCGCTCGCGCTGCCCGTGTCGAACATGAAGCCAACCGCGTCCGTCGCGTTCGTGGTGATACCGTCCGCCGTCTGGCTGGCAATGACCGGCGCCTCGATGGTGATGAGGTCGGTGAAGCCAAGGAACATGTAGGCCAGCGTGATGCGGGACAGCTTCACCCGCGTTTCAAAGCACAGCCCGCCGTTGCTGGCTTGCCATTGCAGCGCGCCAGTGACGCCGGCCGCATCGGGCAGCACGACAGCGTTGCCATCGTCATTGCCGGTAACGACACGCAGCACGCCACCGATGCCGCCAGCCAGCACGGTCTCGGTTGCGTCGGTGTCCGTCTCAACAACGTTCCATTTGAACGTGTTGAGCGCGACACCCGTGAAGTCGTCGAACAGCGAGGCAGTCTTGGGGCTGGGATGGGCGATTTGCTTGCCGTTGTCGCCCGACACGAAGCCCCCCTTTGCCAGCAGCTTGCCGTCGTGCGTGGTGCCCACGTAGCGGCTGTACAGCGATTGCAGAATGCGAGACATGATGTGTTTCCTTTCCGTTATGACAAAGTTATATGCTCATGCGAGCGTTATGTGGATTGGACGATCAAGCCAAATCACTGCCATCGTCCGGGGCAGATTCATCCTCGGGGTAGGGCGACATATCAATCGCCGCATCTTCGCCGGCTACAGCCTGCGCGCCGTCTGTAGGCTGCGGGCTATCGCCTGCCTTTTGCAAGCCAAGCGCCAAAGCAAAGGCCAGCTTGCGAGCGATAACGGTCGGCGATTGCTCTACCTTGAACGTCGCCCCTTCAGCGTTAGCCAGTTCAACGCGCTGGGCGCGAGCATATTTCTTGCTATTGGCTTCCAGCATCTTGCCTAGCAGGCTGTCGCTGTACTCCTGAAGCTCGCCAACCCTGACGCCCCCCTGATAGACCGGCTTGACCGTGCCATCAACCGCACGGGTATAGGCTGCCGCTTCGAGCGCATCGGCGTATTGGGCAAGGGCAAGCTCCCAGCGCGAGCGCATGGCAGGCACCCGCTTGCGTTGGGAGATCAGCCATGCGTAGTTGAGCGCGGCCACTTTCGCAGCACGGGTCGCATTGCCATACCGCGCCAAGTCGGCGAAGAACAACCGTAGGCGGTCTTCCATGGGCCGCAGGTGGTCGGGCAGCATGGTCGGCAGAGTCAGGTCCAGATCGTTGCTCATAGTGACTGTATTGGGCCACTGTCGCTTTACGCAGGCAACCCACCAAGGTAGGGCGGGCGGAGGGGCGCGTCCTCCTCTTTCGGCCCCGTTGTTTTGCAATGAGCGTTTTGTAATTCTTTGCAGGAAGGGGTTTGAGAGTTTATAGAGATCATACCCGCACCCTCTTGGCGGGTCCGGCGGACTCTCCTAGAGAGTAGAGTCCCGCCCGCCACCGCCTCTAAGTAGGGACCGCAAACCCGCCAGCGTTCCGCCAGCGTTCCGCCAACTAATAGAATCAAGCACTTACGCGTTCCGCCAAGCGTTCCGCCACACCCGCCAGTGTGGGTATTATATTACATTGACATCCCCCTTGGCGGAACGAAAGCGTTCCGCCTTAAGACTTCACCTACGATTGTAAAGAAATACAGTTGATTCCAAAGCGTTTGTAAAACTTTGCAAATTCATCTGCCATAAATTCCTGCCTAAAAATTAGGCAACTCACTATGACATTTGTTGTGTGTCGAGAAAGAATCGTGCCATCGATCTGTTTCTCCAGAATCTACTTTAACTTGCAAACGAATACAGTTGATTCTAAAGACAATGTAAAAAATTACATAAATAGATAGCCTTCTTTCCATCTCATAAATTTGTAAAACTTTACAATAGAAAACTTCTATTGGAACCAAGTGTAGTGAATGCTACTCTGACGTTGTGAAGGCAGGGAACGAAGAACACCGATCAACCAACCACGGAACGCTACATACTCACTAGATGGATGATCTGAGGCGGCAACGAGTCCGCCAAAGCGCCGGCACAGAGTCCGGTGGATACAGAGATCAGCGAGTATGTGGGGCCAAGTGGCCTAGATAGTAGGAGACTGAAATGAGAAACGACCTCCCCATCCTGGGCACCAAGTACGCCCGCTATACGCTGTGCTACACCACGCCGGAAGGCATCCCGGCCACCACGCGCAATCTGAGCAAGGCCGAAGTGGAATCGCTCATCGCCGCCGCCGCCAAGGAAGTAGTAGGTGCCGAAGACTTCCAGACGATCCTGACCTACACCCCGAACGACTGAGGCAAGCCATGAAAACCAACTACCACATTGAAGGCCGGCAAGTGCCGCGTCGCATGTACGGCGGGATGTATTGCACCGTTCGCATCTTCCACAAGGGCGAGCAAATCGCGTACCTGCCGCTGGAATACGGCTGCGACAGCTACATCCTGCAACGTGCTTATGAGTGGCTGGGCGAGCACGGGCATCCGCAACTGAAGGAGTGCTACGAGAATGGATATCCGAAGTACGCCCGCTCGCAATATTTGCGCGACGTGCTGCACAGTAGCTACAGCATCATCACTGTTGCGCGTAAGCGCGACCTGTAAATATTCTCTGAACTTTTGGTGGCCTTCTCTTACTCTGACAGGAGAGCGTCATGACCACCCAGCTAACTAAGCCTGTGTCGCGCGTGTCGAACGAGGTCATTCGCGATGCCGGCAAGTTCCGCAACCTCGTCGTGACGATCTATCCCTCGGGGTTGCTGGGCGTGCGGCCACAAGGCACAAGGCGCGAAGAGACGCTGCCCTTGCTGCATATCTACTCGCTGGCTGTGAAGGCGCGCGTGATGCAGGAGCGGGCGCTGCGCAAGGGCAAGAAGTGATGGATCGCCTCGCACTGGTCAGCGACTTGACTAACCGGTTGCCGGGGCGCTTTCACCTTGAACTTATTTTGTGGGCGTGGGTGAACTCCCAACCATTGAGTAGGTCCAAGGTGAAAGAGTGGTTCAGATTGATGGGTATCAAAGGAGAATGACATGACAATCGCTTACAAACTTCTTACACAAGAAATGACATCCTACGGGGGGCTGAAGTGGGAATTGAATGTTTCCGTCAGCGCCAAGGAAGAGGGCGCCCAACTCTGTTCGGGGCAAGTGCTACATCAATACGCCTCGCCCGAACAAGCGATGCTATTCAACCCCATCCATGCCCGCTACAAGAATCCGCGTATGTTCAAGATTCAATGCTCCGGCGTTGTCGAGGACGACGGCTTGAAGCAAGGCGCGAAGGTACAAACCTTGTTAGAAGAATTACCCCTGCCTGAAATCTCGACGACGCAGCGGGTTGCCTTCGGCATTCTATGCGCGCTTGAAGTGTATAAAGCGCCGGCCTTCGTTAGCTGGGCGGGAAAGTGGCTGAGTGGGGAGGATCGTGGCCCTTCGTTCGCCAACGCCACCTACGCCGACGCCGCCGCCGGCGCCGCCGACGCCGCCAACGTCGCCGCCGCCTACGCCGCCTACGCCGCCTACGCCACCTACGCCGTCGCCAACGCCGCCAACGTCGCCGCCGTCTACGCCGCCGCCAACGCCGACGCCGCCGTCTACGCCGTCTACGCCGCCGCCTACGCCGCCGACGCCGCCGTCTACGCCGCCTAC